CCCCCGAGATCAATACCCTGCCAAACCTACGCGGTGCAAAGGTAGAAGAAGTCGGGGCTTTTGAAGGCCTGCGTACTCCGAACGTTGGCCGCACCGACTACGCGGTGCGCCTCGCCGACGGAACCACACGCTACATCCCCCGCAACAAGGTGGGCAACAAAGAACTCGAAACTCTCCGCAGCCAAGGCGCGACCCTCGCTAAATAAGGAACACCATGGCTACCCTACGCGACCCACTTTTTCGCCAGTCCTCCATCACCGCTGCTGACCTCGACGGTCTTCGTGCCAGCGGTATGGGCAGCTTGCGCCGGGGCTTCGAGACCGGCTCACTCGGCAACGACATCACCGGCCTCGCGGCTGACGAGAGCAGCCTGCGTGCCGAGGGCCGTGTGGCTGAGGCTGACAGCCTGCGCCAGCAGATTGGTGCCCTGAAACAGCGCCAAGCCGTCTACGCACCCGAGGTGCAGGACGTGACCAAGGTGGACGGTCTCGGCTCGGCACTGAGCTGGGGCGCTGGTGCCGTAGGACAGGGTGTGGCCTCCATGATGGAGCCTATGGCCGCAGCTACCGGCCTGAACGCGCTAGGAACCGCTGCAGGCCTCGTGCCGGGGGTAGGCAAGGCCGTGGGCGCAGGCCTGCGCCTAGCTGCTCCCTTGGCCGCGTACGGCATCAACGCACGTCACCTGAAGGGTGAGGTAGCTGACGCCTTCCATGACGACCCCACCATCATGGCCAACCACTCCGCGCAGGAGCTGAACAGCAAGGCCAACCTGTACGGCGGCATCGCCGGTATCGCAGACACCGCCTTCCCCAGCATAGTAGGCCGTCAGCTAGGCGGCGTAGGCTTCGGCAAAGGCCTCCTGAAGCACGGCGGCGCACGTCTCGGCGCAGAGCTGGCAGGTGAGGGCGTCACCGAGGCGCTGCAGGACTACGGTAGCCAGCAGCTCCGTGGCACCCTGAACCCGAACCGCGACACCAGCGGCGACACCAACGACCTGATCAACAGCTTCGCTGGCGGCGTGGCCGGTGCTGGCCCGTTCGCAGTGGCCGGTCACTACGCCGACCAGGGCTTCCGCCGCGTGGGCGACGGTGTAGACCGCGTGGCCGAGGCTGCGGGCAACGTAGTGGACTTGGCCGGTCAGAAGCTCGACGAGAGCGGCGCAGTGGACGCAGCCAAAGGCGCGGCCAGCAAGGGCGCGGGTTTCCTGAAAGGTATGTTCAGCAAGGGCAAGGACAAGGTAGTGGACTTGGCCGGTGAGGACGGCAAGGTCACTGTGGACTCGGTGAAGAACACCTTCCGCGACGCCACCAACGGCATCAAGAAGCAGGACGGTATCTCCCCCGAGGAGCAAGCGGTTCTGCGCGGTGATGTGCCAGAACATCTGCACGGCAAGACTGACACGCCTGAGTTCGGTGAGTGGGCACTCAAGAACCATGAGGACCGCTCCAACGCAGTGTTTGATCGCCTAGAGCGCATGCACGAGGCGGGCGACCCCGAGGCTACCAAGCTATTCGAGGAAATGAGCAATGCCATGGACAGCACCAGCCAGAATGCTGTCGCTGAGCGCGCCGCCACCTACATCCTCCAGAACAACGAACTCGCCCGCGAGATGTCCAACGCCGAAGCGTTCGGCAAGCTGGCCGGTATGGGCGGTAAGGCTGTGGGCAAGGGCGCTATGGCAGCAGGTAAGCTGGCCGCGTCCTTCGGCAAGTCTGTGTGGGATGGCATGAAGGAAGGTGCCAAGAAGAACCTGCAGGGCTCACTCGACGGCTTCGACGAGCACGAGGCTGAGCGCCAGTCCCAGGTGGGCGGGAACTACATCAAGCAGCAGGCCGCGATGAAGCAGAGCCGTGACCGTGCGGAGATGATGGGGCAGTACCTCGCCGCCATGGCCCAGGCTGAGAAACCACGTTACTCTGCCACCGGCTTTAACACAGAGTCCGTGCCTGCGTACATGAAGTCCGTGGGCTATGAGATCGCCGACATCGCCGACTCGTGGGACCTGCAGGGCAAGGGCACTGCGTCCAACGACAAGAAGGGCCAACAGTTCCCCGGCCTGAAGCTGAACCTCAACCGCATCGTCAACAGCATGCGCGTCATGCTGGGTAAAGACGGCGCTGCCGAGGCGCTGACGCAACTGCAGAGCATGTACCAAGGCAACACCGCCATCGCACCGTTGTTCGAGTTCATGCACGACGAGCTGGCCACCCAGTCCTCACCACAAGGCCACCAGCACACAGCGCAGGTGCGCGACGAAGCTGCACAGGCCATCCTCACAGCGCTGCCCCAAGAGCGCGAGCTTGCGCTGATGAAGGAGGGCATCTCCCTACGCACGCCAGAAGGACGTAAAGAGCTGCTGCGCATGGTGGAGCAAATCTCCGCAGGCCGCGCCCCGCGTGAAGCCCGCGTCGCCCTGACCAAGCTGGTCGGGCAGCAGGCCATGACTGACATGCTCGGCGTGGTGAACGCGAACCTAAAGGAGCCCAAGCTGCAAGAGAAGATCGTTGATGATCGCGGGCAGACAGAAGAATACGACGGCGACTACGCCATGGACGAGAACGGTGACTTCGTTGCCACCCAGTCCGCCAACGACTTCGAGAAGAACCAAGCCACCCGCCTCGTGGCGAAGGGCAGCGGCCCGAAGATTTACGGCTACGACTACGGCCATGGCATGCGCCACAGCACCGGCAAGACCGACCCGTTCGCCCCGTCCAAGCGTGTGAGCAAGAAAGAGCTGGACGCGTGGAATGAAGAGAACGCGGCCCGCTCCGCTGTTGGTCAGGAGCTGAAGCCTGACCCACGCCAAGGGCAGTCGGGACGCCCACGCTTGTTCGTGCGCGGACGCACTCTGGCTGATGGCACGAACGCCATCGAGAAGAAGATCGACGACATGGGCAAGCTCATGGGTGTGGACCGCACACCTGAGAACGCCGTGAAGATTCTCCGCGAGGAACAGAACGAAAAAGCTGCCTCGACGCTCGAAGGTCTAATTGCGAAAGCAGCCAAGGGCGACGAAGCCGCGCAGCAGCGCATTGAGGACAGCCTCGACAGCTTCTACGAGAACCGCGCTGGGTCGTGGGACTTCAAGGCGAAGTCTGCGCACGAGGTCATGAAGGACCACAACTACTCAGACGGCCAGCGCCTGTCTGCGTTCCGCGACTATCTGCACATTGACAAAGAGCCGGTGAAGGCCCAGGCCGTGGCCGACATGCTCAACGACATGATCGACGTCCAGCGTAAAGGTGAGCCCACCAAGCAGACACCTGCCCGGACCTCGCCCGGACTGCGCAAGCAGATCATGGCCGCGATGGACAAATACTTCAAAGAGCGCGACGTGGTGGTGGGTGAACAGATGTCCAACCGCGACAACACCCAGATCACTGCGCCGGAGCTGCTGGAGATGGCAGTGCAGGGCCGCAAGGTGATCGACCTCGCACGTAAGCCAGGGAAAGAGAAAGACGCGGCGGGCATGATTGACCGCGCCAACATCCTGACCTTCAAGTCCAAGCTGTCCACCTATGAAGACGGCCTGCTGCACATCCCAGCCGGAGCGCTGGTGAAGTGGGTAAAGCAACAGAACGGCCTCACCCGCGCTTCCAACATAGAAGACAAAAGTGAGTACGGCAACAAGGACGTGAACAGCGACTACCTCGGCGCGGTGCTGCAAGGCGTGTGGCAGATCGCTGCCAGCGGCATGGCCGACGGCCTGCCCTACAAGCTCAACGGGCGCGGTGAGCGTGAATCGTTTGAGAAGGGTGTACCACCCAGCCTGCGCCTCGCCACCTCCAAAGCAGAGCACGCACAGCCCAAGCGCTGGACAGGTGACAGTGAAGGTGGGGGCGGTAACAGCCCCGGCCAGTACAGCGACGCGTATGTGTTTGCCGCAGCAGGTGTTGCGCCAGCGTCCAAAGCCCCAGCTACTCCCGAGTCACTGACTGCAGGAGGCCTGCGCAAATACAACAGCATCGAACGCTCCGTAGACGCGGGCGTGCGCGCCGTGGCAGAGAAGACGCAGGGGTCAGGTGCAGCGCGCGGCATGCCCTACTACGAAGATGTGGCCAAAGCGCTGAAAGGCGTCGGGCCTGCGCAGCGAGAGGCTGTGCTCTTGTCACTGATCGGCACTATTACTGAGAAACAACGCGCCGCTTACCTAGAGGAAGTCGGCCTAAAGCGCTACCGTAAGTACCTGGAAAACGCGGCTCGCAAGGCAAAGCTCACGCTCGACGACCCGAGCGGTGTAGCCGCTGTAGCCAAAGACGCCTCCAAGCGCGAAGACCCCTTCGTGGTTGAGCCGCTGGACGTGGTGGACCCAAGCGAGTTCACCCGCGTGGATGGAGTGCTGCACGCTAAACGCACGAACCCTTCCAGCACCACTCGCACCGTGAAGAACATCAAGGATGACTTCGGTGGGGCTGGTACTGATGTCACAACAACTGGGCGGCTGGCCAACCGCTCCGGCAAGACCATCGCCGACGCAAAGACCGACAGCGACCACGCCACTCCGCTGGACTATTTCAAACCCCAAAAGGATGGTGAGCGCCGCGACGACTTCGCTGACGTGCTGGGACGTACCAAGGAGGGCGGTGAGAGCGCCTACAGCATGCGCAAGTCCTCTCTGGGCGTAGAGCACGCCACGGACGCGCTGGAGAAGGCTGAGACCCGTGGTGAGGCTCTGGTGGCCAAGCTGATCGACAACCCAGCCGAGGGCATGGCCGACCTGACCTCCCGCATGCGCAGTGCCTTACGCCCTGCTTACGTGGAGGCCGAGAAAAGCGACGACCCCCGCCAGTACGCCAAGAACATAGCTGCGGCCAACAACCAGGCCGTGGGCGGCAAGCAGTACCTGTACCCTGCAGCGCATGCGCTCTCTCCTGAGAACATCCAAGCCGTGCTGACAGCCGCCGACCTCGGGCCTGAAGAGGCTGCGACGATGAAGGTTGAGCTGACCAACCTGCGCAAAGCCGCTGCCTCCATCGCTACCCGCGTGGGGCTGACACCGCGTCAGATGGTGGCCGTGGCCAAGATGCTGGCCACTGAGGACAAGCGCGGCATGATCAACGCGGTGAACGTGACGCACTACCTGACGAACCTCGGCAAAGACGCGGACTTCGGTTCGCAGCAGGCGGTCTCTAAGGGCGGTGCCGACACCTCCAAGCAGTACGACCTCACCAAGAAAAAAGCCACCCTGACCCTGCGCCCCAAAGGCACAGAAGGTCCAGTCACCAAGGACGGCTCCCGTATGTTCGACGCCCCCATGGGCGGCGGGCGCACGGGTGAGAAGGCGGCGGTACAGCGCCGGGTTGCAGGAGGTGCCGTCGCGCCCTCGGGAAAGTCCCAGCAAAGTGGGGTGCGTGAGATACCGTTACCGCGTGAAGTGCGTGCAGGGATACAAGCTGTTCTCCGTGGTGAGCCGTTGCCACAGGGCATGCGGTTCGCCTACAAAGACTCTGAAATTTACATTCGCTCAGCCGACGAGATTGCGTCGCTGCCCGCCAGAGAGCAAGTGCGTGCGGCGCTGGCAAACCAAGCGACGGTGAACTTACTGAGTCACCTCACACGATCCAACGCCCTAGAATTTATTCCTTGGGCGGAAGAGATGGGTCTCGATCCAAACGGTGCTGAAGCCCGCAGGCGGTACATCTACGAGAGAGACAAAAAGATGATGCCGCCAGAGATTGATCTGGAGCGTGGGTTCATGCGTGTCCTGCCCCAGCAAAGTGGGGCGCATGACCCATACGCTGGGTTCAAAAACACCGACATAGTGTGGGCAGTGCGTGCCGGTGAGGACGAAGACGGTGGTGGCAAGGTGCTGGCTGTGTTCAGAGACCTGGGCAAGGCGCAGGCCGAGGCTGAGCGTGCAGGCGGCAATCTGGAGCACAACACCGTCGCTGGCCTGAAGGCTGACGAGGCCGACCAAGGCACGCGCCTGAGTCAGCAGAGGGCCGACGGCGAAGGCAATGGCATGCCCGCCTCCCAAGCACAGATGGACGAGGCCAAGGCCTACGTCCAGAAGGTGTTGGGCAAGGACGTGCGTGTGGCCTTCGAGAAGGCCATGGGCCATGCCGGTGAGTGGGTGGAGGCTGAGAACCTGATCAAAATCTCCACGACCTCGGCTGCAGGCCAACTGCAGACGGCCTACCACGAGGCGCTGCATGCGTTCTTCAGCAAGTACGTGAAGAACGACCCCCACATGTTCGAGGTGATGAAGACCATCGCCGAAGACCCCAAGATCGTGGAGCGCCTGCACGCACTGCTGGACGGACACCCTGCAGCGCAGGCACAGCTCGCCCACGGTGAGGAGCGCTTGGCCTACGCCTACCAGTTCTGGGCTGCAGGTAAGCTGGACCTGCCCGGTGGCGCACCCAAGACGTTCTTCGGCAAGCTGCGTGCGTTGTTCAAGCGCATCCTGGGCATGGTGACAGACAGCAACCGCGCTGTGGCGATCTTCGAGGCCTTCCACAGCGGCAAGCTGAGTGACCCGTCCGCTGCCGGTCAGGTCTTGGCCAAAGAGCTGGCCAGGGGCACATGGACACGCAACCAGCTCAAGAGCATGGACACGCTGGTGCAGTGGGTGGCTGGTAAGACCATGCCGTCCGAGGTCGTGCTGACCAGCAGCGCCTCACCGCGTGCGCAGGCTCTGGCCCGTGAGCTGTACACCAACCCCGCCGACGAGAAGGCTGGCAGCGCAGACGAAGGCTACATGAACGCCAAGTCCCGCCACGCCAAGCAGTACAGCAACAAATTCAAGAAAATGCTCTTGGACCTGGGCCTGTCTGACCGTGATCTGCAGGACGTGGGTGAGCACATGATGAAGCAGACCGAGCTTGCCGACATCCCTTACCAGCCGGTGCGCAAGGCTGTGATGCAGACCCGCCAACTCACCCAACGCTTCTATCGCTACATGACGGAAGAGCGTGGCATGCAGCTAGGCAACCTGGGTGGCAAGTATTACCCGCGCGTGTGGAACAAGAGCGAGCTGATCCAGAACGGTCACGGCTTCATAGAGATGCTGCGTGAGAAGTACCCCGAGGTGCTGGCCGACGGTGTGGCTGCAAGCAAGGGCAAGATGTCGGAGAACCAGGTGGGCACTCGCATCCTGAACGCCATCATCAACGGTGGCGAGATCATGCAGAAGACCGGCCCGCAGCGCGACGACGGCGTGCTGGCCCCGTACTTCATGAGCAAGCGCATACGTTCGCTGGACTGGCTGAAGACGGAGGACAGCGCCCCATGGCAGGACAAGAACTTCGCCAAGACCATGCTCACCTACTTCCACGACGGTGCGCGTGCTGCTGAGTACACCAGCCGCTTCGGTGAGCGCGGTGAGGTGCTGGACGCTGCGCTGACCCAAATTCGCAACGAGTTGGACGATCACTCCCTGAACATGCTGACCAAGAAAGAGTTCAAGGATGACGCTGCCCGCAAGAAGTGGGTGCAGAGCCAGATGCGTGACGTGCGTGATGCAGTGGCTGCAATGGAGGGCACCATCGGCAAGAACATCTCCAACCGCTGGCGCAAAGCCAATAGCTGGGTGACCGCGTACCAGAACATACGCCTGCTGCCTCTCATGCTGTTCAGCAGCATGGTAGACCCCATGGCGATGGTGGGCCGTGGTGCCCCGATGCGTGAGGCGTATGACGCCTACCTGCGCGGCATGAAGGAAGTGTTCGCCAACTGGGCCGACATGTTCCGTGACGAGCCCAAGAAACGCACCGCTGACAAGTGGGAGCTGTTGGCCGAGGCCGCAGGTGTTGTGGACGTGGCGCTGTTCACCAACCATGTGTCCGACGAGTATTCGTCGGTGTTCATGGACGGCAATGCGAAAAAGATCAACGACGTGCTGTTCAAGATGAACGGCATGGAGGCATGGGACCGTGGCATGCGTATCGCTGCCACCAAGTCCGCTGCCTTGTTCATCGCCCGCCACAAGGCACTACCAGACGCCACACACAGCGCACGTTGGCTGGCTGAGGTCGGGCTCACCCCAGAGGACATCCACCTCGACGAGCGTGGCGAGCTGATCACCGACAAGCACGACCTCCAGGACACCCTTGGCATCACGAAGGAAGACGCTGAGCGTCAGGCCGACAAGATGAACTACGCGCTGGCGCGGTGGGTGCAGGGTGCTGTGCTCTCGCCAAATGCTGCTCACCGCCCTGCGTGGGGCAGCGACCCGCACTACAGTATGTTCTTCCACCTCAAGCAGTTCACCTACAGCTTCCACCAGACAGTGCTCAAGCGCGCGGTAAACGAGCTGGAGTACGGCAACCTGGCTCCCATGGGCACCTTCGCGTGGTACATCCCTGTGATGATCGCGTCAGACGTCACCAAGGGGCTGATACAAGGCGGCGGTGAGCTTCCCTCACACATGAAGGGCATGGACGCAGCACAGTGGCTCATGCGCGGTGCTGAGCGCGGAGGCATGTTGGGTATCGGTGCCATCGGTGTGGATGCGGGTCATGACCTCGCGTCACTCGGTGGTCCTGCAGTGGAGCAGATTGTGGATGCGTGGGGTGCGCCAGCGCGCAACACTGCGATCAACGCACTGCCTTTGCATGGGCTGTACGCGGAGGCTCTGAAGTGAGAAAGCCCGAATGACTCCGGCCTATTCGGGGCGAACTGAAAACGCGGTGGAGGTATTACTTCTACCTAATCTATTAACTTATATTCTTATACTTATAAAATTAAATTATCAATTTGAATAAATTAAATTATAAATATTAGTAAATAGAAATACCTATGTAGAGATGGGCGCGGCCCAAATCCGCAAGATTGAAAGGCCAGCTTTAGCTGGCATAATTTGGCCAATTTATCTAATCTCTAACTTCGATCCAATGCCATGTCAGACCACGACACGATTACTCTGAAGCACTTTGTCAATTGGCTCGCGGCCATATTAGGCCTCGGCACTTTTGCCCAAGTGGTCCCCGTAGCAGTCGGCGTTCTGTCCGGCGTGTGGGTGACGGTCCAGCTCTACGGTTACGTGAAGTACGAACTTCCCGTAAAGCGCGCAAAGCTCAAAGAACTTCACGACTCTATGAGGGATAGCTCCGATGAAACTCAGCCCTAACTTCACACTTGCCGAGTTTGTCCAATCACAAACTGCAGCACGGGACGAGATTGACAACTCGCTCCCCGATAACCTATTACCCAACGCCATCCGCACAGCTACAGGCCTTGAAGAAGTCCGTGCCATAGCCCTCAACAGCAACCAAGTTCTGCTCTCTAGCGCGTACCGCTGCGAGGCGCTTGAGAAGGTTACGTGCTGGGGCTCGTTCCTGACGTGGTGCCGCCTACGCAACTTGGCTCCAAATGATGCCAACTGGGCCAAATACTTCGCCACCAAAGATCACCCCAAGGCACAAGCTGCCGACCTCCTGTGCCCAACGTTCGGACCTCCTGTGCGTGTCATGGCTGCTATCGCCAAGAGCGGAATCATCTACGACCAGCTCATTCTTGAGTTCCCCGGCAGCAAGTCCGGTGGTTGGGTGCATGTGAGTTTCCGCGACGAGCCACGCCAGCAGGCGCTCGTCGTTGACTCCGATGGAACAAGGAACTATGTAGCATGAGCCGCAACGCTAAAGCCTACGCCATGGCATTGATCATCGTGATCTGGGGCTACGTGCTGTACTCCGGCAACGTCTTCGCCCAGACGCCAACTGTCGTGTTGAGTCCGTACAAGGACTACGCCATCACGACCACGCCACCCCCACGCAACGCCGACGGCACGATCAAGCGCGACCCGAAGGTCATCGCGGCTTACCGCAAGCTGTACCCATGCCCGAGCACCGGCCTATACACAGGGGCATGTCCCGACTGGGCGCTGGACCATACCCGACCCATCGACTGCGGCGGTGTAGACGCTGTGTGGAACCTGACATGGATGCACAACAGCATTAAGTCTGCTAAAGGCCCATTCACCAAGGATCACTACGAGCGCCGCATTTACGGCGGCAAAGGCGTGAGCGAGGGGTGCCCGTGAACCTCCTCGACCTCAACATCGATCAGCCTGAGTTCACCGTCATCGAGAAGGTGATCCTCCGCGAGTTGAAGGACAAGTACGAGCAGTACATGCGGCAGGGCCGGTGCTTTGAGGCGAGCGGCGTAGCCCGCGCCATTCAGATCACGTACAAGCGCCTCAAGGGTGACTTTGAGGATACACAACCAACCCATTGGGGATCACTATGAACTTCACAGCTCTCGGCGGACGCCGCTTCGTTATCGCTCTCGGCGCAGGTCTCTGCACTACCTTGTTGCAGTGGTTCGGCAAGCTGGATGCTGCCGGTACTACCTACGCTCTGGTCATTGCAGGCACTGTCGGTGCCTACATCGCCGGGGCGACAGTCGATAACAAGAACCAAGTGCCCAAGCCATGAACCCCTACCTGATCATCGCAGCGCTCCTGGCCGTGATAGGCGCAGGTGCTGGCGGCTTCAAGCTCGGGGTTGACCATGAGAAGGCTGGCCAGATCAGCAAGCAAGAGTCCATCGCCGAGGCCGTGGACGCGGCCAACAACGTGTGGGCCGACAAGGTAGCTAGCCTCAAGCCGACATACACCACCATTCAGAACAAACTGGAGAAGCAAATTGAAACGAATACTGTATATCGTGACTGTCACCTTGATCCTGTCGGCTTGCAGTTGGCCAATCAAGCCCTCTCCGGTGGAGCCAAGCCCGTTGGCCAAGGTGAGCTGCCCAAAGCTGACGCCGTTGGAAAGTGACACCTTCGGTGCCACGGTCAGCAAGCTGACTGAAGTAGCAGGTATCTACTACCTATGCCGCGCATCTGTCGGCGTTAAGGATTAACGCGCTGCCTCTGCGCGTTTATTACCCACCCACTTCACTGCCCCGTGGGTGACGATCATGATGCCTACAAGCGCACGCAGCGCCTTGTAGGCTGCGCGGATAGCGCGAGCGATCATGAAAAACAACGTCATTGATTCTCTCCTTCTAGTTTCACAATAGTGGTCTCCCAGTCCTGGTCTGTGACGACCAGGACAAAACCTTTCTTCCTGTCGGTTGGGTCAACCGAGTAACGCGACAGTATCTGCCCAACGCAGCGCATGGAGTGCGCGTTGGCTCGGCGTTCTGAAGGGGTGATCTCCCCATACTCATTGACCGCGTGTCTAGCGACCAGATCAAACGGCATGCGCTTGAGCGTCATCCGAACTGCTTCGGTGACGCACAGCTTACCGAGAAGAAAGTTACTGTGCATGCTATTCCTTGAAGCCTCGCACGATCCACGCAATCGCCGCCAGAGCGACGACCACACCGGCCAGCAGCCCTATACCGCCTACAGCCAAGATAACGGCTCCTAGCGCCAATATGAGCAGCAGGGAGATGACAATCTTCACCCTGCGTACTCCCTCGGACTTGCTGCGGTGCATGAACAAGGCTACCTGCCACAGCAGACTCACCACGACCAGCAAAACAATCCACCCTAGTGCTCCTGCCATGGCAGTCTCCTTCGTTTTGTGAGCTGAAAATGTACCAAATCCGTTCTGGTCATAACGGCGTGTCATAATCCGCCGCAACCCGCATGAATGCTGGCGATGGCGGATACCCTGTAACCTTGACATGGTGGGGGTCGTTGGTTCGAGTCCAATTGCGCCTACCACTTTCTCCTCTGAAAGTGACACTTAGACCTCACACTTAGACTGAGGCTAAACCGTTAGAACCAGCCCCGTTCAGCGTATCCAGGTCATAACGGCTTGTCATACCTCACCACGCAGTCTGCGTACGGCCAAGTAGTCCTGCACATCGTCCCACGTCATCACGAAGCTGCCGTAGTCGTGTTGCACAGTAACCACTTGGCCGGAGATCAAGCTAGTCAGTGTCGCTCGTTTGTCAGGCTGCTCCATCATGGAGTTCAGGATAGACCGAGGCGTCAGCACCTCGGTACGGATCACTTCGTCAAGATTTAGCTTGGCCTTGCTTGAAGAAACCATCAATTAGCTCCTTAAGTTTTGCTGTGCCCTCGTCGAGTGAGGGTGCCTTGGCGTCTTTGTTGGCCAGGATGAACTTGGCAAACCATGCGCCGAACTCTTCCGAGACCTCATAGTCATACACGCCGGGGAAGTCCTGCGGTCCTTTGGCTTCAAGCAAGCTCTGGCTGATTGGCGCGAACTGAGTCAGCTCGTCCACCAGCTCTATGCAGCCCTTGTCCCAATGCGACAGCAGCTTAGTGAGGCCGTTTTGAGTCGGTAGGCCCATGGCCATGAATGCTGCCGTGTTGGCAACCCATCGTGCGGTATCTATCATCTGTTTACCTTCGAGTTGTCTGCAAAAGAGGCGAGGTGCCCCGGTGAGTGATGGGCGTACACCATCACCATCCTGAGATCACTCCACCCGCCGAGGCGTTGGAGGACTTCAAGTGGCGTCCCGGCCTGTACATGCCAGGTAGCCCAGGTGTGCCGGAAGCCGTGCCAAGTAAAGCCTTCGTACCGCCCGTCGCGGTCACAACGCCCGACCCCTGCACGTATGCACGCGGCTTGGAAAGCTGTTTTGACTTCCGCATACGGCTTGCCTCGGAACGTAAAGCACCACTCAGGGTGTTTGCCCTTAACGGCTTCGAGGGCACTGACGGCGGCGGCGCTAAGAGGGATACTGATGGCCCGCCCCGACTTGGAGTCACTTCCATCCACCCATGCGGTGCGTCGGGCAAGGTCAACATGGTCCCAGCGGAGACCAAGTACATTGGCTTGGCGTAGGCCCGTCGCAAGCGCGAACGATGCCGAATGCTGGAGGTGAAACGGGAGTTCTGCATGAAGTTTGCTCCATTGTTCACGCGTGAGCCAGTCACGCGTCTTGGGTTTCTTGTCAGTTTTCGTCGCCAGCTTGGGCAACTCGCGCAGCCAACCTTCGTCTTTGGCGACATTCAAAATCGCCATGATCATGGTGCGGTAGCGTGTGTAGGTGCCCGCTGTTTTGCAGAACGACAACGCTTCGTCGATGTTCTCGCGGGTCACAGCGGTGAGCGCCCGATCCTTGTAAATACGGCCGAACTTGGCCAAGCTCAGAATCTCGCTGTCGCTGCGGGTCTCTTTGGCGACCCACTTCATGACAGCCATACCCCAAGTCTTGCCACTCAGTCGGGGAGTGATCTTCCATAACTCTGCCTTGATTTCGTCGTGGATGCGGAGCGCTTCTTTTTTATCAACTGTTCCAGTTGAGCGACGTACCCGTGGTGCATTGGGGTGGGTGATGCTGACCCACCACGGGCCGTCTGGTGTTTGTTTGTAGAGTGACATGCGGTCTCCAGATAGGAGCCACGCATGAAGGCGATCAGATCGTCCTCCAAGAACGCCCAACTCCTGCCTATCTTTGATCCTGGGATCAGCCCAGCTTTCGCGCGCGACTGCAACGTACTCGGGTGAATACGAAGCAGCGCAGCAGCGTCAGCGAGGCCGAGTGACTTCATTACTTATTTGCGGACGTCAGCGCTTGGTAGTGACCTTCCAACGCGCCGTACAGCATGTCAGGGCCGTAGGTCGGGAAAGACGCCATCAGGTTTGCAAGCACCACGTTGTCTTCCAGACCATTCCAGTCCTTGATGTACGTGCCTTCCTTGTAGCCGTTGGCTTGGCGGAACAGGTTCAGCACGTTCTTGGCCACGTAGGTGGTGTACAGCTCGTCCCAAGTCAGGCCGAAGCGCACCATGAGCTGGCTGAACGCAGGCCCGTTGAGCTGGCGCTGCAGTGCCGCGCTACCGGCCAACAGGTCGAACAACTGCGCTGTGCTAACGGTACTGATCTCACCGTACGCATCGGCATTGGTCTCTAACGCGTCGAAGTACGCGGTGACTTCAACAGCCGCGTCTTGCACGCTGCCGTCGTGGAGTGCCAGGATACTGCTGATAGCGAAGTGCCAGATGTCCACCAGCTCCAACTTGAGCTGGGCAAAGTCTGCTTCGGGTGTCGCCTTCCACCACTTCCAGCCGTGGTGATCCAGAGCCTCGACGGCTTCGACCACGATGGCGCGGTGCCATGGGTAGTCAGCTTTGATCCAGTCAGGGTTGATGATGCTGTTGAGCTTGTCCTGCATGCGGAACATGTCAACAATGTGTTGGTGGTTCATGGGTTTCCTAGTACGTGTTTACGCAGAGCCGCCACAGTCACGGGTACGATGGGTTCAATGAGTTCCAGCATGGCCTCCGCGTATACGCGGATTTCGTACTGGCTGTGGGAGTGCAGTCGCAGCTTCAAGAAGTGCGCAAGATTGTGTAAATCAACGGTGGCGAACATGTGGCTGTAGGTGTTCACTGGCAGCACACCACGGGCCAGTTCACGCGGAATACCCATAGCCAGCATGTGTTTGTAGTCAAAGAATGACGACTCGCATGCCGTCCTGATGATCTCTTGGGCCTCTTTGGCATACCCGCTGATCTCGTCCGTACGCATCTGCTTGTTGGACGTGCTCTGTGTCGTGATCTGGGCGATCTCCGGCACGTAGAACTCCTCGGGCAGTTCGCTGTAGCGGGCCGACACTTCGTTGAACGACCAAGTGCGGTGGCGGTGCCACTGACGGAACACGAAGATGGGTGCCTTCACCTCGAAGGTGAACTGCACGCACTCCAGCGGAGACGTGTGGTGGTTGCGGACAAGGTAGTCGATCAGCTTCGCATCTTTCCCTTCGTCCTCACCCGCGCGCCACTCGGCGTCGTAAGAGACGCGAGCGGAGCGAACGATGGACAGGTCGCTGCCCATGGAGTCCACAAGGCGGACCAGGCCGTGGTTCAGGACCCGCTTCATTGCACCACTTCCCACTTGTTCAGGTGGGCCAGCAGTTCGGTCTTGCTGGTCGGCACATCCACTTCGTCTGTGGCGATGGAACGCATGCCCTCAGCTTTGAGGCGCTTGCGGTCAGCCGCAGCACCTGCCAGCGTACCGGCCCAGCTAGCGCGCTCATTGCGGCCAGGATCAGCCGCGTCGTCAGTGAACGTGGTCTTGTACAGTCTCATTTTGGAATCTCCTTAAAGTATTTGCGGACGTCTTCAAGAACGTTCTGCACCAGGAAGTGCTCGTTCTTCGGGGACACAGATACGGCGAGCTTTTTCTTGGTCTCGCCGCGTGTGAGGCAGAGCATGGTGTGTCTGTTCTGCCGCAGAAATTCGACCTTGATAGCCGGGTCGTACTTCTGGATAGCCTTCAGCACAAGCCGCAGCCCCTGTCTCATGACATGTCTCGCGCGTCACGTAAGCCGAGGTACACCGGGTGGCGCGGTTTGTCTTTCGCGCCGATGGGGAAGTGCTTGTACTTCACAACCATGTGATGCCAGCCACCGGACTGCAGACGGTCTTGGTGCTTGCCCCACCACCACGCTTTGTCGCTGTCGTCGAAGCCAGTGCCGATCTGGAACTCCACGCCGGTCTTCACGTCACGCACGAGCAGCGCACCCATACGGCCCTTGCCGGTCTTGTTCTCTTGGTGGCTGCTGCGCTTGGTGCGGCCCAGCTCGTTGGTCTCGGCCACGTTGCCGTTGTGCATCTCTTCGATGACTTCCTGCACTGTCGCTTCGCTGTCCACAAAGCGCTTCACCTTGAGCAAGTAACCTTCGCGCGCGGTGCTGCGCCCGAACTTGTAGGGTGAGTCAGGGTGACGCAGGATCACGCCTTCGTGGCCCAGCTCCAGTGCTGCAGCCTCGAACATATTTAGAGCTTCGATGTCGTGTACCAGCGTCTGGGGTAGTATTTGGATACGCCCCTTGTTCGTTGTGTGCCCTTCCATGAGTGCGTCGTAGCGCTGCTGGAACGTGTGCCCGTGGCGGTACAGGTCGAACGCGTGAAACGCCCAGTCCGGCGAGGTATCTTCTGACATCACACCTGACACCGTGTCGCGGTAGCACGTAGGGCTTGTGGTCGGGCCGACGATCAGCTCACCGTCCAAGCCCTCAAACGCAGGCTTGCTCAGTGCAGCAGCGATCTCGAAGTTTGGGATATGCTTGAGTGAGCGGCTGAGCAGCATGCCGTTGCGCACGACAGCACGAATGCCGTCGAGCTTAACGGAGGCGTACATCGGCCACCGAATTTTGTCTACGTCCGCAGGGGAGGCTAGCATCGGCTTGAACGCTTCACTCATTTCTTTTTCCTGAGTTGAACTGGGCGATCAGGCGCAGCGCCTTGATGCTCAGTGGGTTGTTGAACTTGGCTTGAGCGACCACATGGTTCAGCGCCTGTTGCGCGCCGATACCGGGGCCGAATCTGATTGGCAACACAGTGCGTACCCACCGTGTTTTGTCCGAGTCGTAGACGTGGAACAGCCCCCAGTTCTGGGTAGCGGCTTCCGCTTGCTCTTGGGTTGTTAGATCGTCAATAGACATTAGATTTGGAGACGTGGCCTTTCGGCCAAATCTATGTTTTGGTTTGCCGAATAGAGATCACCAAGTGCGGGAACGTGAGGTGAATCGTCGTCCCGTCCTCGGTGATGACCATGTTGGGTCTGTCGGCAATCAGACGGGGTGCGTACTCAGTGCCAGTGCCCGGAGGGGCAGAGTCTTTCCATTGATAGCTCCACCGTGCGCGTGACACTCCGTCCCCAGCAGAAGGTAAGCGCGTGACCAACCCTTTGCGCCAGAGTCCACCAAGGTAATCGGAGACCCTATTGGCAGTGGCCGCGTGCTCACGCACTTCCGGCAGATCAAAGAGTTGGTTGCAGTCCATCGGCTCGCCGGTGGTGCGAAGAACTTTCTCCAGGGCTTGGAAAAGCCCCTTCTCAGAATGTCGCATGGTGATGCTCCTAGCAGTGGGCAGCGGTGCCCTGTACGAAACCGCACATCTTACTTCAGCGCTCTATCGGGCCGCCGATGAAGCTGTTGATATATCCGGCCAGTTCTTTGCGTGAAACAATCCACTCTCTGAACTGGCTGGCGGTATATGTGAAGTCCCATGATGTGTTAGGGAACCATACGCCGCCCTCCTTACTGCCGACAATAACCCCAACGTTCCGCCCTTCAACATCGCGGTCTTTCAACCATGTCTGCTGCAGCGCGGAGATGCTGGGGTTCTTGCCGCCGACCAGATCAATCACTGTGTCGCCCCGCTTGGGGATCACGAGGAACTTGTACTCAACCCACAAGTCCTGTTCGACACCGCTGTACCACACGTCGGCAATCCCGCTGTTATACGGGTTGTTGTTCTTCATGTGGTACAGCTCCACCGGCAGGTGCTTATGCACACTGTTGGTGAACGTTGTCTCGGGTTTGGAACTCATGCACGTTTCTTGAGAGGTACGACCTTCTTCGCTGCTTCTTCGGCAGCAAGCAGACGGGACTCCACCAAACGTGTGTAACCGATGATGTCGGTCCACGAGTCGATGTAGTCAGAATCACCGTTGAGAATGCGGCCAATCTTGTGGGCCACCATCTCAAGGGCTTCCTTTTGGTCCAGCGACAGCATGTCCCACTTGGATGTGGGCGAGCCGCGCATCACGTTCTTGATGCCTTGTGTGATGTCGGCATGGCCAGTGAACTGGCCGTAGCGTGCCCCGCGTTCTGCGAGAGTGTTGTCAATGCTGCTCATGGACGCACCCTGTCGATGAAGCGGAAGAACTCGGCCAAGGCCTTCTCGTTGTGGAACATGATGCCCATGCTGCCAGTTTCGCTGTTCTCTACGAAGTCAGCACCATCACCGCTGACTTCCAGCACGTAACGGTCATCGCTGTGCTTTTCCAGTGCCGCAGAGATTTCGTCGCCTTCACCTGTGATGGTGATGGGGCCGAGCTTCATGCTGCGCTCAGCAACGCATTTGGAGCAGCCACATGCGGTGGTGTCGGCTTCACCCGCTGGTGTTTCTTTCGCGTCGTTCTCGACGGCTTCTGCCAGCGCATCGCGGATCATGTCACCCAGTGTCTTGGCAGGGTTACTGGGTTTGTCTTGCTTGGCCGTGCCGGGGATTGCGTTGGCTTTGAGTGCGTCGTTCAGGTTCATGATTTTGCCTTCTTGGGAGCTTGGTAGGGGATGTTCAGGAACAGTTGGCGGTGAATAGCCGAGACTGTCTGAGCTTGCTGAAACGCGTCAGAGAGCGCGTTGTGCTTAACTCCTGCAGCCGGGACACGAATGTCCTTAGCCCCAGGCAAATTTTTGTAAGTGCGGTAGCACTTAGCATTCCAGAATTTCCACGGAACTTCCATGCCGAACTGTGTGTAGGCGTGTGCCAACATCGGAATGTCAAAGTCAGCCCCGTTGGACCAGAGCGTGTGGCTGTCGTCGCCGAGCCAATCACTGAACTCGGAGAGTGCAGTCTGCAACGTCTCTTTGTTCTCGTGGAACACTTGCTGTGCGGCGGCATCTTGTTTGAGCCACCAGATCAAGGTGTCCTCACTGATGCGACGTTTCATTTCCAGGTTCGACTCGATTGAAATCGAACGGTAGAACCCGTCGTTATCAATCTTGCCTGTACCCAGGTCAAACTTCACTGCACCGATGGACAGAATAACTGCATCGGCAGTCGTCGCCAGAGTCTCGTTGTCAACCATTACGTGCGTCATGCACATCCCCTTCGTTGTTGTGGTCGCTCTAAAATTAGGAGCAGTGGATGGTGTAGGGGTAAGGCTTACAGCCCTATTAACCCCACACCGCCCATGCGGATTACGCAGCGACTGGTTCCAGAGCGGCCAGTTTTGCGTTAATCTTTTCCGCGCCCTTGGCGGCAGCAGCGGCAGCTTTCTCGGCCTTGGCAGCAGCCAAAGCGTGAGCTTTCTGGGCGACGGCCACAGCCTTGTCGGCTTCCTTCTTCGCGGCGACCAGCGCCTTGTTGGCAGCGGCCACAGCGTCGTTGTGGGGCTTCAGAGCTTCCTTCTGTGCCTTCAACAAAGACTGGAGGTCTTTCTTGGTAGCTTTGATTTCAGCGGGGGTGAGAGCGGGTTTTTTAGCCATGGTATTTCTCCTTTAGTTGGCATGCATACTTGATTTCATTGAGCCTTACGGCCCGGCTTATGAGTCGGCTGAGTACCGACTCTCTTCGTTGCGAACCTGCCTCCAGTTGGAGACAGGCCAGCACTTCTTCCTCGGTCAGCTCGTCCAAGACGCTAACGAGAGCGCCATAGGAACGGAGCGCGTTAGCGACCTTGTATTTGCTGACCATGGCTCACCTTTAGCGGCGAGCCGGTGTGGGACGACCCTTTGCAGCCTTGGGCTTAGGGGCTTCGTAACCAGACACGTCAGGTTCTTGGTTCAGCAGCGCGCGGGCTTCGTCCTGGCGGGCGAAGTGCGCTTCCAAGTCTTCGTTAGGCTTGGCATCGCTGAAGGTCAGCTTGGGGTAGTCTTCGTTGTCGTCGAAGCCCACAGTCACGACCACGCCCACAGGAGGCAACTGGAACGTGCGGCTGGTGCCCTGCACGAAGCCGTCGAAGGCCTTGAGGCCAGTCGGCGAAACTTTGAGCAGGTAGATGGGTGCATCTTCGACACCGGGCTCAACCACGGCCAACATGCGAGTGTTGGAACAGGCTTTACCCTTGCCCTTGGAGCCAAAGGCATTCATAGGGCAAGACGAGCATTCGTCAGACTGTTTCTGCGGGCTGTTGTCAGACGCGATCAGTTTGGTCGGAATGTTGCCGATGGCGAAGCACGCAGGTGGCACGATGTTGTCTTTGTCGAAGTCGGACTCGTAGAACTCGTTGCGAGCCACGAAGTCAATCACAACCATCTCGACAGGACCGTCGGTCTTGCGTCCATCGGGGAACGAGAACTTCTTGCCTGCTGTACGGATGTTGATGCCGGTAGCGGGAGAAGTGCGCTCGTTCATCGCTGCAGCTTGTGCTTGCAACTGGGCACGGATGTCAACAACAGCGCCGGAGGTCTTTTTTAGAGCTACGACGTTGCTGCCAGTTTTTGCCGACTTAGCGGCGGGTGCTGCGGGTGCAGCTTTTTTTGCGGTGGCCATGTGTGGCGCTCCTTATGTAGTTACGTGTTTCCAACTTCGTCCCAAGACGATGTTGTTGATGGTCTTTCTGGAGACGCCGAAAATCTCCGATACGTGCTGCTGGGGGTGCAGCTCGACTAACTTCCTAATGAGCCGAACCTGCGGCTCTGTAAGGACCGCACCTCCGGCCTTACTGCCGATAGCTACACGTCCTTTGCTGCGAGCATCAGCCATGTTCTGTTTTGGCGTACCGACAAATAGATGGTTAGGGTCTACACACCTTGGGTTATCGCAGTGGTGGCAGGCATACATCCCAGCCGCCACTGGCCTGCCCGCTAATTCGAGCATCACATGCGACACCAGACGGCGTTTTCTGTCGATGTTCATTACCGCATAACCGCTGTCACTCAACGTGCCAGTCCATTCGAGACAACCGTTGCTTGTCCTTACGGTGTACTTGTTTATGCGGTCTATTACTGGGCGACGCCACCCTAACGGCATGGGCATTGCTATGCAACCGAACGAAGGTTGATACGTTTTTTCACGAACGGGACTACTCCTGAAACTTTCTTCCCTTGCTCCCACAATTCGCGGACGCCGGGGTCGGAGGCACGCTTCTGTACAAGGTGCCAGAACTTGTTCTTGGCGATGTACGCGAAGAACGAGTCCCAGTCCTGCACATCGGCAGTGGTTGAGGTAGTGATGGAGACAGAAGCCTTGGTGCCGGTGGCCTTCTCAAGACCTTCCTTGCCCAGCCGCTCCATGAGCTGTTCTTCAATCTCTTTGATCTTGTCTTCGACTTCCTTGGTCTGGGCTTCGAGGCCGCGCTTTTGTTCGCGGTAGCCCCAGAGTTGGTCAATTGTTGCGCCTACCGCGAGTTCGCGGACACGGGGCATTGTGGTCTTGGCTGTCTTCGTGGCTGTTGCCATGCTTTTCTCCTTGGTTGAAATCGTAACACAATCTTATTCAAATCGCAAATAGAGATAAGAGCTAAATGTACAGATTCGCTGGATTTTGGCTGTACATATTCTCTTTATTCGGTCCGTGAATGGACCGAACCCTCGCTACTGCACCGCCCGCGAGGTAGGCAGTAGGGAGGAGGAAGCTGTCGTCATACGCTGGCTGGTAGTCAAGCAGTGCTTCGATGTCTCGCTCACCCACGTTCACAGGCTCAGCGAGAAGGCTGCGCAGTACGTGCGCAAGCTGAGTACGGCTACCTATGGTCGCCTCATTGCGCCCGTTACGCAGACGAAGCAGCGCGTCGCGGTACTGGCGGAACGGCTTGAGCTTGGCCCTGATCGCGGCAGCTTTTTTCTTGTCCAGGTCATAGTGCTCGAACTCGTACGCCGTGCTTGTGTCCAACACATACGCGCCAATCACAAGGCCAAAACGCAGAGTGCCGCGCTTAGGCATCAGCCAGTTGCCGTCGTGCCTGATATACATCTCGCCCTTGTAACCTTGTGCATAGATGCCTATTGGCAGCAGGCGGTTGCTGAATATGACCGAGCTTATCGAGTCGTATGTGGCCACTTCCAACGCGTTCGGCTGGTACAGCACCAAGCAAGTATGGTGATACCAGAAACCGATGGAGTCACCGTGTTTGCGTACCGTCTTCGACGTGTCGCGTGCGTTCACAAGGCCGCGTGAGTTCTCACCAAAACGCGCGTGCTGGTGAGCACCCTCCCACACCTTCAGGGCGTCGGCGTATGAATGAACATGGGGTATATTTCTTCCGCTGATGCTGAATGACATCAGTTTCTCCTAGGTTGGTGGGACCTGCTCACTCTCAGCAGAGCCGGTGAACTTATTGAAGGCGTACTCGCCAGCCCCATAATGGTGGACTACTCGCTGTATCTAGTAGGGTCTCTCCTTCGCACAGTTAAGTGCGGCGATGGACGGTATCTACTAGCATCCGCTTTCGTCCGTAACTTACTTGCTGTAATTGCTTGCCCAGCCGCCTTCACAGTTCAGCGGGATCGTCATGCACCAGTCCAGTGGCGTGCTCATGCACTCCGTCATGTACTTGAAGCACTTCTCCGCCTCGCGTGTCTTAGGCAGCGCGACGGCTTCGTCGTGAGTGGTCATAACAAGGCGGTGCTTCTTGCGGATGTTGAGCATCTGCTTGCCTACGATGATCCGCGCCAGCGCTTGCACGATGTTCTCGCAGAGCAAGCCGCCGTAGATTTTCTTGCGCATGTCGCCGGACTTGTAGGTCCACTCGTCCCAGCCCTTGTCGCCGACCTGCTTGCGCAGCTCTGGGTACTTCAAGGACATGCCGTTGGGGAGCCATACCATGCCCTTCTCCCAAGAGATAGGGCCGTGGCGACCCGGACGGCCTGCAGCCATGTCTTCGATGATCCTGGCGCAGATGTCCCAACCCATCTCGATCTTGAAGTTCGCGCGGCGGTAGGTGTCGATGATCTGCTTGCAGCGGTCCAGCTCGAAGAAAATCGGTGGCCCGCCGAGCGCGCCCTTGGCTAACGTCATCTGCAGCTTTGCAGCGCCCATCTGGAAGCCCAGGCCCAAGACGCAGACCTTGCCGACGAAGCGTTCGGTCTCGTCTTCCTTGGTGATGGGGCGACCGTAAATCAGCGTAGCGAAGCGGCAGTAGGCGTCAGTACCCTGACCCATATCCGCAGCTCTGAAGGCGTCCATGAGGTCGTCCTGACCCCACAGCCAGCCATTCACGCGGGCTTCGATCTGGCCGGAGTCCGCCACGCACATCTGATAGCCCTTGGGGGCCAGGATGGACAAGCGCAGTTCACCACCACGGGTGAGGTTCTGCATGTTCATCTTGTTGTTGCCACCCCAGCGGCCTGTGTGGGCGCGGTAGTAGGCATAGCCCACCGGCAAGCTCATGCCGTTGGCACCGGCCTTCAGGAAGCGCTCAGCGCGCGTGATATTGGTGGTGCTCTTCGTGGCCAACCGGGCCTCGACAAGTGCGCGAATACGATCTTGTTTAGCCGAGATAAGTGGAATGTCTTTCTTCTTATTGGGGTCAAGCGCACCACGCCAGAGGTCGATGTCGTCCGGCAGTGAGGTAAAGGCCAGGTCATCCTTGGCAAAAGCATACGACCATTTATCAGTTTCATCCTCACGCTCCTCTTTGCTGCGCTTCATCCACGCAGGGCTGATCTTCACAGGTGGCTCAATACCCTCGGCACGCAGTAAGTCGGCGAACTTCTCGTTGGAGCCGAGGATGCGCTTGATGATCAGCACGTCACGCTCTTCGCCAGTCAGCGCCCGCTCTGCGCCGGTCTTCAGGATCGTCTTGTCGTTGTAGAACGGTTTGGGGTCTATGACTGCGTAGAACTTGGCCTTGCGCTCAGCGACTTCGCGCGCGTACTCTTTCTCGACACGAGGGATGTCTACCTTCAGCACGGGGTCGCAGAACATGCGGATCGTCATGTCCACCAAGTCCAGCTCGTCGGCGGGAAAGACGCTGTGCATCTCTTTGAAGATGGCGTGCGTCAGGTCCACGTCTTGGGCGCAGTACGGTGTCACCGCCTTGATCAGCTTCTCGTCCCAGTGCTCGATGCCCTTGGTAGTCTCCAGCACGCCGTCGAGTTTGCTGCCCTTGCCGTAGAACTGGGCCACTTCGTCCAGGCCCGCACCGATCTCGTTGCTGTGCAGGCCACGGGCCATGGACAACGTGTCGTAATACTGGGACGGGATGATCTTGTAAATGTGCGACAGGATGAAGCCGTCGAACGCTGTGTTGTGGCATAACAGGCTGTGCGTGGACCAGTTGATGGCGTGCAACGCAGCCATGATGCGCAGCCGCCCGGTGTACACCTTGGTCGGCTTGTTGCCGATCTTGATGCCCACCATTTGGGCTTTGAACCGTGGGTCGCGCACGTACTCTGACGTGCTGAGCTTGGACAGGGTGTAGTCCGTAGAGTAGTACGACTCAAAGTCAATCGTGACCAGCCTGTTCCAGTCCACTACACCCGGCGTGATCACCGGGCGGTTGAAGACGATCTCGGCCTTCTTGCGTATCTGTGAGCCCCAACTACTCATGCTGCATCCTCGCCCATGCTTGGTTGATGGATTCCGGGCGGACCTTGCCAGCCAGGGACGTTGCTTTGTCCAGCCCCGCGACGATGGCCGTGGTCTGCGTCGTGTCGTAGCTGTCGGCCAGCATGACTTGGAGACAAGCGTTCAGTCCACCCTTCAGGATGGACATGTCCGGCCCGGAGAGGCCATCAAACTGACCCGCGTTCAGCACTACCGTCATGGTCCCGGAAACGCCCGCCAGCAGCTCCGCACAGGCCTCGCCGGTGGTGAGCAGGTAGATGGCGATCTTCTGGTCCCTGATGGCGTTTTTGAGCCTTTCCCGAGCTACTGCGCGGGCCACGGGGTTCTTGGCTATGTGTTTAGCGACCTTGGCCATAGGCACTCTCATGCCTGGTCAAGTGCTTTGAGGCCGAGAACGCGAAGGTCTTCGACGAACCCTGGCACGTCGAAGTCCCAGTCGTTCACCTTGACCAACACGACCTGTTTACGGCCCTCGTAGAAGGCGATGTGGTCGCCCTGGATCATCACGAGTTTCATACGATCTTTCTTAGAGAGTAGAAAACAAGTCCAACAAGCTGTCCATGCGGGCGTTCTTGTCGGACAGTATCTTGTAGACCTTCTCCTCCACCGTGTCCTGCGCGGTCACGATGATGGTCTCGGTCTTTTTGGTCTGCCCCATGCGGTGCTGACGCTTGGAGCCTTGCTTGAACAGCTCCAGGTCGTACGTCGGCGACGGCCAGATAGTGGTCGTGCCTTTGGTCAGGGTCAGACCGTGGGCAGCGCTCTTGGGGTGCGCAAACAGAGTCTGGTACATGCCGCGCTGGTAGCGTGCCACGATGTCGTCACGCTCAGACTCTTTGGTGCTGCCGTCGATCACTGCAAACGTGATGCCACGTTTATCAGCCTCAGCGCATAGCATGTCGCGCTGGTGCTTCCAATAGAAGAAGCAGAGGCTGTGTTGGCGCTCTTCGACCAGGTCCAGGATCATCTCGTAGCGCCCGTAGTCCAGAACGTGGTACTTGTCGGGCGACTCGTACACCGCGCCGGACGCGATTTGCAAGAGCTTCTGTGCCAGCACACCTGCGTGCATGGCGGTGACCACCTTGGGGGCAATCTTCGCCTTGGCCTTCAGCTCAGCCACAGTCGTCGCGCGCATACGGGCCAGTGCTTGTTCTTCCACGGTGCCGTGAATCTCAAGCATGCACTTCTCCATCATCTCGTCGTACGCCTTGCGGTGCTTGGGCAGCAGCTCGTAAGGGACGGGGTACGTGTGGTTGGCCGGGATGTCCACACAGTCTTCAAACTTGTGGCGGATCACGATGTCGCTGAGCAAGCCGAACACAGCTTCCTCAGCACCAACCTTGTCAGTCCATTGGATGGCATGCTCGTTGCGGCCCACTTGCTTGGCCTCGCACACAGAGTTGCGGAAGGCAAAGAACGACGGGCCGAGGCGCTTGCCGCCATCCAGGAGGTAAATCTGGTGCCAGATGTCGGTGATGCTGCGCCCATTAGGTGTGCCGGTCATGCAGCAGCGGTACTGGAAAAATTTGCTGACCTTGGCTGCAGCACGCGAGCGCTGAGAAGAGTGGTGCTTATATGCAGTGGATTCGTCGATAACCAGCTCACTGAAACGCTCGAAGAACTTCTTGTTCTGTTTAGCGAGCCACTTCACCGCGTCGATGTTGGTGACGTAAACGTCAGCCTTTTCCGCGAAGACGGCCTCGTGCTTTCCGGCGGTGCTTACTGCTACGTTCAGGCTCGGGGCGAACTTCTTGATGTCGTTTAGCCACACACTTCGCAGCAAACTCTTCGGGGCTAAGACTAGCAATGCGCCACGCGAACTGGAAGCTGTCGAGGAAGTCGTCGAGGCTGCTCGGCGGCCAAGGCGACTTTTGAACGCCATGATCCGCACAAAGGTCTTGCCCGTGCCGGGGTCCGAGCAGTCGTAGACTATCTCGGTTTTCTCGTTGTGCTTGAGCGACTTGACCTGATGCGCGAAGGGCTTGATTGCGACGGGCGCTGACTTGGATTGCTTGCTCTGTTTCGAGGTGCCGCGCAATCTGGATGGGGGTTCGACGGTGTATGCCATTAACACGTTCCAAAAATTGAGTACGGAGAATTTGGGTATCCCACTTTTTGAGCAAGTGGCGCTCTTGTTGTCGCCGCTGAGATGCGTTCATCTAGACTCCTACAGTGCAGTGCTCAGTGTTCTTGTATGGGCACCACTGGCACGAATACTTGTTTGGGTTCGGTGGGAACACTTCGCATGACGTGGCCAAGATGCCACGCTTGTCGAAGCCTTGGCGGAAGCGAAGACCCTGCTGGCGTGTGAAGGTCTGTGAGGTCACTTCGTTTTGGTCGAGGTACCACAGCTCAGCGGTAACTTTTTCCAGCTTGGGGTAGCGCAAGAACGCGCACAGTTGGTAAAGCTGAAGCTGTTCAGCGTGGGAAATTTCGTTACCCCGCTTCTTGCCGGTCTTGTAGTCGATCACGATGGCGTGCGTCGGGTCGATCATCACCATCACGTCGAGCTTCAGGCGCAGCCACGCCTTCTTCCACTCAGTGGGCTCCCAGTCCTTGTCATGACCCCACTCGCCTTCCATGCTGACGATGCCGTCTTGGTACATCGTGCGCAGGAGGTCAATCTGAGGGCCGAAGAACTTGTCGGCTTCAGGGCAGAGAGCGTCATGATCGCCACGCACATAGCCCTCGCAGTTGTCATGGACACGGGTGCCACGGTCATTGGCGAACTCAGTCTGACCAGGACGCAAGACCCGCTCAGGCTCGGGAATCTTGTGGAGGTGCTTCAATGCAAACAGGTGCTTGCATTTGTCATAGTCCTTGAGCTTGGAGTGAGACCAGCTCGGTACAGTGGTATTCATATAGGGGCCGTAGGGTGGTGAATGCGTTTAGCCGCGAGGTACGCCTCATGGGCAGCGGCTGGTGAATTGAAGCGCCCGAGGAAGTAATGTTTCCGCTGCGCAACGATCTGTGCCACCCATTTGCATGTGCGGGCTTCGAAGCTGACACCCTGGTAGCCAGTCGAATTACGACTCGGGATGCCACGGTTATGCTGGTTCATTGAGGGTGTCGCATCGCGGAGATTTGCGATGCGGTTGTTCAGCTTGTTCTGGTCGATGTGGTCGATTTCGTGCTCGGGCCATACCCCAAACACATAGAACCAAGCGAGGCGGTGGGCAAGGTACTTTTTACGGTCTATACCAACACAGTAGTAGCCGTCAGGCCTGGCATACCCCACTACATTCCCACGAACAGCGGTGGCTTTGCGGCGCTTGAACACGCCGGTCTTTGGGTCGTAGTCTAGGACAGAAGTAAGGCGTTCGTGCGTTAAAATCTGCTTGCTCATGGCGCTTGTTCCCTCTTACAAGTGTTGTGTGAAGTGATGCTCGGGGGCTGGAACCTCCCGAGCATTGCGCCATTCTAACTTAGAACTTAGATTCTGATCCGCACCGTTTCGCCGAAAGGCGCTTCCACGGTTGTGGTCATGCACCACAGGACAGGGAAGTCAGGCTCTGTCGCAGGGAACGGGGTGTAACCGTCCGTCAGCACGATCAGTGCAGCGGGCTTGATGTCGTGCTGTGCGAGCCAGTTGAATATCTCACGCAGGTCAGTGCCGCCGCCGCCGTGGCCGACGAACGGAGGCAGCTCGCCGTCACCGTCAATCTCGTCCACATGCGCGACCTTAGAGTCGCAGTAGATGTTGTACATCCGCTCAGGGTGGCCGGAGTTAAATGCAGCAGTGATCTCGGCACCGAACGCTGACAACGTAGGGCCGTCAATGGAGCCAGAAGTGTCGATGCCCGCAGCAAGGACGCCCATGCTCTCGCTGTGCAGTGAGGGCATGCAGAAGCCGTGCCCCGTCATACGCTTGCTGGGCTTGGCCCATGAGTAGTCGTTGCGGCTGGTCTGCGACACAAAGCGCTGCAAGACAGACTGCCAAGGCACCTGGGGCTGCTCCAGTTCCTCGATGAAGCGCTTCATGCCCTTGGGCAGCTTGCCGTACATCTTTGCTGCTTGGATAGCAGCCTGCACGTTTACTTCCCAGTCCAGAGCCGCTTCAATCGCTTCGCCAGCAGACGTAGCGCCGTCCTGCACGTCGTCGAACAGTTCAAGGTCCTCGACGTCCTCGGGCTTGAGCAGATCGTAGATGTGCTCAGCAGACATGTCGCGGTACTTCTCGTCGATCAGCCACGAGGGGCCGAGCTGAAAGCCGGAGTCCTTGAGGACCAGGTTCACCGCGTAGTCCGCAGCCGCGTTGAACCGGCGCGGGTCGCGTCCGTTACGGCGCAGCATGTGCTCCAGCACACAGTGCATGATCTCGTGGACAAACGCCGACTGCGTGAGCTTTGGCGTCAGCGTAAGGATGAAGTCGGGGTTGTAAACGATGTACTTACCGTCCACCGCCAGAGTGGGGATGGTCTTGTCTTCTTCGAGCTTCAGGTTCATCGCCAGCCGCCCGAAGAAGTAGTGGTCAAGCAGTAGATGAATCCGTGCAGCAATCAGTTGGTCCAGAGCTTTCTTGTTCGTCGTCGTCGTCGTCATCTTCATATTCCTTTAGTTCGTCACCTAACATCTCGCTGGCGATAAGTGTTTCGAGCACCTGCTCGTCGTCACTCAACCAGTAGTTTTCTGTCTCAAGAGTGCGGTATAGACCGTCGCAGAGCTCCTTGACGTGCTTCATGGTGTGGTTCACAAGCGCACCCCACTCAGCTTCAGCTTCCGCGATCAGCGACTCCCGCGCGAGGTAGCGCAGCCTGTCTTCAGTTGGGCTGTAGTTGTTCTCTGGTTCAAACGAGTCAGAGAACACCAGCGTGTTGGAATGGCTGTAGTTGCCTCTGGATTCCCAGCTCAGCTTCATACCACCCTCTTCGCGCAGGCTGAGAAGTGCAGGGTACTTCTCCAAGACCTTGGCCCACCCCCATACATAACCATCGAAGCAGGCACCGTCGCCCTGGCTACTGAAGCCAGAGAACCAGATACATTGGCGCTCGCCACGACCACTGGTACTGTTCACCATGTAGCCGTGTTCGTTGATGTCTACAGCGAAACGGTCATAAATGTCTTGCCACCAACTGCCGTCGAAGTTCAGCTCGTAGCGGTACTTGTCGAGAATTTTCTGTTGGTCGCTGCTGCATAGTGCAGCCCAGCGTTCACGTATTTTGTCCACGGAGTCTCCTTACAGCGTATTGGTCGAGGATGCAGTCATGGCACTCTTGCTGGGTGTCAAAGTAGTGTTCTCTCGGTACGCCAGTTTTCGTGCCGCGAAGCGAATAAATCACAACACTCCACGGCTTTGGAGCCGTCACTGAGAGCCGCGAATGAGCCATGACCGACGCATAAGGGTGTCCGCCAAGCCGGTACACACCGCCTGCGTCGATACCGTACGATTCATACACGAGCGCCACGAAGCCTCCTTAGTGCGAACTGATCCATCACCCACTGCCTGCCTTCATCCATGGTCGCGGTGTCTTTGAAAAAGTTCTTACGGCCAATCTGGTCCATCACCCACGCTTGAAACTTGTCGCCGTTTAGCGTTCGGTTCACCTGCGCGACGCAGATACCTCGCTCGTCGTAGAGGTACGCAGCCACGTTCTCTGGCAGCGTCCTCCAGCTAAAACCTTCTAGGCCGGACATAGCTGCAAGATCGCTTCGGCTTCGCTGCGCACCTTGGCACGCAGCGCTGCACTTTTGCGGAGACGGTCGGGGTCCACAATGAGTCCGTTCACGATGCGTTCGCAGACCCGTTCCATGTCAGCATCCTGGTTGATGTTGAGTCCGGGGAGTATTCGCACCAGGTCTTCCAGATTCCCCGTGAGCGAATCAAAAATACGCGCTTTTGGGGCTGAGAGACAGCTTGATACTCTCCCCACGCACTCCCGGATACGCTCCCAAGCCGAACGTAACGCTGCAGCTTGCCGCTTAGCCACTCGGTCAGATATATCGCTAGCGATGCGGGCGCGTTCTGCATCACCGACGTCCACACGAAAGTCGGCCCCGTCGGGCACCGGCATGATGTCCATCTCCACGTCGAACTTCCCATACAGCTCAGAAGCGTCAGGGTAGTCGTCGGGCTGGAACATCGTGCCGAGCCGCTGACGGGCCTCCTGTACGAGCGTGGGGTAGGTCTGCACGAACGTGCTGACGCGGTTAGCGTACTCTTGCTTCATGGCGCGCAGCTCAGCGCTGTACTCCATGAACAGCTTGGATGGCAGCAAGCGTGCGCCGTTGTCCATCCAAGGCAGGGTCATCTTGTAGTGGTACGCACGAATGTGGCTGGCGTACGTGGTGAGCGGGTCCAGGTGGGCCTTACCCACCAGGTCCTTGTTGTACCGGCCTGCGTCTTTGGCGTTGTGCGACGCCTCCACTTCAGCGGAGACGCGCTTGTCTTGCTTGCGCGCTGTCCAGCAGGACACAGACAGCGTGATCAGCATTGCTTTGTTCTGGATACTCATTTGAAGGTTCCTCGTATGCGCGCCAGAGCGACTGCGTTCACAGTCCACTCCATGCGCGCCACACTGATACGGTTTCCGCTGGATACCGCTGCCTTGTAATGGAGGTGGTAGCTGTTGTACCCCGCGTTGTAGTTCTTGCGGTACATCAGCAGTTGCCAAGCCTCCATGTCCTCCGGCTTGATCCAGTCGTCAGACGAGCAGTGTGCGGTTTTCACGGAGCCACTGCGTGAAGGTCTTGGTCTCGCTGATCTCGGGGTCGCGGCGATCAGCAGCAGTGACGAACACGACCTCGAAGTCCTTGCCCATACGTGACACGTACTTCAGCACGTTGGCAAAGTTCTCCTTGGTCACGCGCGGCTCCAAGCCAGCCAGGATGGCGTAGCGTGTAGACGGGCTATCAGGCATGTTCACTTCGTCTGGGTGCGTGAGCACGCGATCCAGGTCAGGCATGTTCATGCGGTTGCGTGCGAAGCCTGCCAGCTTGGTCGCCATGCCTTCACCAATGGTGCCCTGCAAAATGGGTAGCATGACCTCGGTTTTGAGGTTGCTGTTGATCACCGTGTCGGCGAAGGCCCACGTACGTGGCGTGTGGAACGCACGGACGCCCGATTCAATCTTGTCCGCCACGAGGTCACCGGGTTGCATGCGGATGTAGCCACGGGTGGTGTCGCTGATGGCGTTCTTGATAGCCCAGTCAATCCAGTCTTCGTGGTCCACCGTGAACTCCAGGTGGGTGAATCGGTTGGACAGGGCGGCAGGCATAGCGTGTACAACGCTACGGTCAGTAGCGCGATTGCCTGCGGCCAGCACGGTCCATCCTGGGGGTAGCTCATAGTCACCAATCTTGCGGTCAAGGATCAGTTGATAGGCACCAGCCTGCACGGAAGCAGGAGCAGCGTTGATCTCGTCCAGGAACAGCACACCAAAGCCCGAGGTGGGCAGGCTCTTCATGGGGAAGAAGGCCATGGTGTTGTCTTTGGAGTCGGGCATGGGGAAGCCCTTGAGGTCAGTCGGGTCACAGTTGGATAGCCGAATGTCAGACAAGCCAAAGTGCTTTTTCTTGTCTTTGATCTTGGAGTTGATGCTGTCAACAGCAGCACGTACCACGTCGGACTTGCCGACGCCGGGAGGACCCCAGATCATGGTGGGCCGTTGTTGGCCAACGAGGTATTCGAGAGCTTGGATCAGGAGAGAAGGCTTCATGTGTTCCACCTAGAAGTTAGAGTTAAGAGACCGAGTAGCGACGAGGCCAAAGCGGCAAAATAATGCGCTTGGCTCCGAAGAGTTGCAGATGCGAGAGCGTGAGCATCACGTTGCCTGGGGCAACGAAGGTGTCACGGATGTGGTAATGGGGCACGTACGTGAGGCCGAGCATGACGTACGCAACTTGAGGTTCTACCTCTTGCGGTACGTGATAACTAGCCACGGTAGCTGTGGTGATCGGGGCCGCACGTCACACAGTAGGTGGTCGCGTTGTCGGCCTTGTTGAGTTCATCGCGGCGCAGCTTGGCAGCGGGCTTGGAGGGGAAGAACTCACCGGCGAGGATGCGTCCTGTGGAGATGTCGCGCAGGGCGAAGAGACGAAGTTTCATAGGGTTCCGCTTCTGTGAAGGCTGTGGATCGAAGTTAGATTGTAGACGAACTATACGATTAAGTGCATCCCTTCACGATTCTTATTTACGAGTTCAAACATGTCGCGGGCGATCTGCTTCTGCGTCTCAGCAGGCAGCATACGCATCATGTTGGAGAGACCGTCGAGCGCCATGGACAGGTACTTGGCACCATTCAGTGCGCGTGCAGCGTCGGCATTATTCGGTTCGTTGTACGCCAGAGTTTCCAGGAACTCCACGGCGTACAACATGTCCTGGGTGACTTGTTCGTTTGACATCAGCAAGGGTCTCCTCGTGACTTGATGTGTTTGTTTCCATCGTTGCGGTAGTACGTGCGAGTGTCTTGCTCGTACTTACCGACGAAGGGGTTAATGAGGTTGGCGGGAACCACCTCAGCGGGAGGTAGAGGTTGGTTGTCGTCATCGGTTGGAACTTCGTTGTTTGTGTCAGAGGTCACTTGATTTCCACAGGTTTAGGGTGTTTGATTGCTTCTGCTTTCCAAAGTGTTCGCTTTTCTGCTGGCACTGCTTGCGGTGCTGCGGACTCCTCGACAATGTGCGGCGTACATGGCCGCGCCCCTAAGAATTTGTCACGCAGTAGACAGCGTTTGCAATAACACTCGCCCTCTTCGCCGGGATGCTTTGATTCAAGCCAAGGTCCATGCTCTGTGCTTATGGTTTGCTGTACAGGATCTTGCGCCATCATTTCTTTGACGATTGCGATTGCTTCGTTCAGCTTTGTTGGGCCGCAGCAGGATTCATACTCCAGCGCATCAAGCACAGTTTGTAATTTGTTCATGGTTTTTCTCTCCACACAATATCGAAGTTAAGTTCTTCAATCCCCTCGCAACGCCCCAACACTGGGCGGTTGTATTGAGAGCCTTGACTGAATACATGAGCGCCGTAAGTTGCAGCACTGCTGAGTTCACCGTCAGCGTTCAAGCCAAGCAGAATGACTGTGCTGTCACGGATGCCGACCACAATCCAGTAGCGTGTCTTGTTACCACCTTTAGCTGCGTACACATTGCCGATAACAAGTTCTTCGCTTGGGTCGAATGGAGCCTCTGGCGTTGGGAGATTGAATTTCATGTCTCGTCCTTCATTGCATCAAGTTTCGCAATCACGCGATCACCGAGCGTTTCGGCATCACCCCAAGTAACAAGCGCACCTTCTCGCATGATTTCAGTCCATTTGAGCAAGGCTACTTCTTTAAGCGCATCGCGCCGGAACTGAAGCATCTGGGCTTCGGTGTAGCCATAGATGCCACTTCTGGTTATGTCAGAGCCTAGCCTTTTTATCTCAGGTAGCTTGGTCATGACGTGGCCCCTATTCCGGCAAGTGCAACCGCGCCCATAACTGAAACCCATGTCACAGCCCCACGCGCTGCGTTCATATCGGGATTACCCTCCGGCAGAAACCCTTGTCCAACAAAGGCAAACATAACGAGGTTTGCAATCATTACGATAGATGGCAAGCCCACAATAAAGGCAAGGATTGTGAGTTTGGATTGCTTGGTCATGCTGCGCCTTTCATAGCTGCATCGGCGCATTCTTCGCAGATGTAGCAGCGCTTATCTACGAACTCCATTTGCTTTTCACAGCGAAGGCATTTATTCATGTAGCCTCCTTCTGCGTAGCCGAATCTCGTTAGGGCGAACTTCCGATACCGCTCCGCATCCAGCTTCAATGCGTCACGCTCTGATTTGAAGCCTTGCCAAACAGCCATAGCAAAGTCGCCCATGCAATCGAAACCATTGTCGAAGGCCGCACTTGGTAAGTCACAGGACGCCGCTTCTAAAGTTGATTCGGTACAGTTCAACTCGTCTTGAGCCTTGGCAAGCTCAGTGCCTATACGTTCAACTTCCGCTTCCAACGCCTCGATAGCATCAGCAGCTTCACTAACCATAGGCGCAACGTCAGCAATCGGCATCGATGTACGGCGCAGCTTTTGAACCACCCCGCGTAGCCGTTCAATCAGTTCTGTGTGCTTCATTCCAAGTCCTCTTCGGTGATCTTTAACTCTTGCACGTTGATGACTTTCCAATAGCGGATGTTCACCCGCTTTTTTGCCCACTCAAGAATGAGATCGTGAAGTTCTTTCTTTTCTTCATCGCTGACATCCGTAAAGCAGTTGTCGTAGACCTCGCCAATTTCTTCATAGCCAAGCGCATCACATTGCTCCAATAATGAGTCAACGTCGATTAGCTCGCTGTGTGTAAGCTCTTTCTTTTCACCGCGCCAGTAAGTCCTTCCAACTGGATCTTCGTCATTGCAATTGATCTCGTCGATCAGGTCGCCCATGGACTCGTGGTTGAACAACTCTTCATCGGTGCTGTAGCAGTAATCTGGCTCTGCAATCTCACACTGTTTCGTTGTGTCGATGGTCATTCCAAACTACCTCCACTGACCGCAATCAGCGCACGACGATGCGCTTCTGCGCCTTCTTTTGTGGCGTGGCACAACCTAAGTTCCAATCGTTTATGGTCTCGTTGGTCACCTAGCCATGTATATGTAATAACCGCCAACAGGTTGGTAAAGTAAACGGTTGTGTCACACAAAGGCGCAACCAGCATAGGCTCTGGCCATTCGTACTTCACACCGTCAACAGTGACGCTGCGTGTTTTGGGTTTGATGCGGAACTTCTGCTCAGCGTACGCTTCTGCAGTTAATGCCCTCAAGTCTGATGGAAACCATTTACTTAGCGAAGGCTCATAAAACTCAATCTCAATCGACGTATCCGCGGTCCATGCGTCGATGATTTCTTTGTGTGGATGTGCGCTCATTTGTTTGCTCCGATCACTGCCAATGCGATGGCTTTCTGTGGGGTGATGTACGCAGGCCCGGTCGTCCAGCCGACAGTCCACGCACCATCACGCGTTTGGTATGGGAACGCGTCGTGCTCCTTGGCGATCGGCCCGATAACGTTCCAGTCGCGGTAGTCGAAGATGCGCCACGATGAAGAAAACGCTGTTGCCTTTGGGTAGTAGCAACGCACAACACCAGTATTCAACGCCATGCGGTCTCGGTCCCACCCAATCGCCAGCGCGAGGGCTTTGGATATTTCGAGGTCAGTCATTGATGCTCCTTGTTTGCTTTCAGGTAAATCTCACACCAATCGCCGAAGCGTTGCCAGCGTGTGCGCTTGCCCTTCAATTGCTGAAGTCGCTCGAACGCGGTGTTGCGGGCGTGGTCCAGTTGGAAGGTAGACCCGACCCACCCGAGAGTGAATACACGCACGAGGCCGTCCGCAATCTGGCAAAGCCCAAAGTAGGCGGAGTTCAGCTTGCCCGACGGGTTCTTGTTCAGATAGAACTTAGAGCGCGAGTTCACTTATTCATCTCCTGCGCCCACAGGTTGTTTATGGTCATGCGCTCCATGATCTCGTCGACATGCAGCGGGCGCATGATCGTGGTCGCGTCAACACCGACGTCCAGGCGGTTCATCTTCACGCCTGCTGTGCCGTGGGTGTGGCCGTGCAGGTGGTACCTGTATTCACGACGCCATGACTCGAACGGGTAGTGACACAGGACGAAGCGGTGGTCTTTGTCGAGCTTGAGGTAGTGAACCTCGGGCAGCACCTCGTCGAACAGGTGCATGACCTTCTTGGCGCGCTCGTGGTCGTGGTTACCAGGTACGAGCTTGAGCTTGCCGTTCAGGCGCTCGATGCATTCGTAGTTGTGGAACGCCACGTCGCCGAGGTGGTACACCGTGTCCTTGGGACTCACAGCGCCGTTCCAGTTGCGTACCATGGCATCGTTCATCTCTTCCACAGACAAGAACGGACGGTTGCAGTAGTCGATGATCTTGGCGTGACCAAAGTGTGTGTCAGAGACGAAGAAGATGCTCATGGTGCGGACCTTTCAGAGTTTCTGCCGCTCTACCCAGCGGCCCAGTTTGTAGCTGCCGTAGCTGACCATGGCCAGGACTACGGTAGAGCCGACGACAGCGACGAGTTCGAGGACGATCATTTCGCAATCTTGGGGATAGGGAAGGGCACCTTGTCCGTGGCTTGGCAGCGGCCATCGTCACCGGCATAGGGTTTGCTAGTGAAGTCCTTTTCAGTGAGGCAACCCACTGCGCCGGAGATCGTGCTGCACTTCAGGCCGACAACGCCGTTGTTGGTCTTATCTACGAGCTTCGCGCTGGCCCAGCCATCGCCTTGCGGGCATTCAGGCGTCATGGTGCTGTCGGTCTGCGCGATGATGGCCGTGTTGGCGTACACCGGGTTGGCGGCGCGGAAGGCTTGTGCGTTGAACTCGGCGTTGGCTTTACCTTGTGTGCGTGCAGTTTCGAGTGTGTCGAAGCTCACTTTGTCTTTGCTGCAAGCGGCGACCAGAATAGCGAGAACGGGGGCGAGGAAGTATGTAGAGTATTTCATGGGGTTCTTTCAGAGTTACGAGGTGAGGGTTTAGCGCGCGTCAACAAACTCGACGAGCTTGGCGATGTCGGCTTGCAGGTCTTCGATCACTTTGACCAGCTTTTTGGGCTTGGTCTTGATGGCGTCCAGCTTGGTAATCTGGCCCTCCAATGAGCTGATCTTGGCGAAGATTTGCGCATCGCTGAGGTTCGCAGCGTCTTCACCTTGGATGAAGGTTTTGGTTTCGATGGTCGGTGCGGTCATGGCAGGTTCCTGGGTTGAGTTGATGGGTTGGGGTTGGGATTCGGCACCGCGTGTCGCATGACGCGTCACGTAGTAGTTCAGCGTTCCTGGGTCGAACTCAATGAGCCGTTTAGCCGCGAGCTTGTTGATTACGCCATCAGCAGGGCGCATTAGTGCTTCAGCCATCTGCTTAAGGGTGGCACCGGTGTTGAACATGTGGACCAAGTTTGCGTAGTCGGTATCTGTCCAAATCTGGCCATGGCGTTCACGGCGTGAGCAGTCAACGCGTGCGAATGAGGTATCAAATTTTTGCGGCATGCTGCTGTCCTTCAATGACACGATGTGCCGTCACATGCGGACGGTCTAGGCTGGTGATGGCCCACTCCAGGGCTGCGATCTCGGCCTTGTCGTAGGTGGCGTCGTACGAGACGGACTTCACACGGGTGCGCAGCCAGTCAACGCGACGCTGGAGAGCACGGAGGTGTTTGGCTGGGCTAGCGCCGCTCATACAACCCCCGTCTTCTGTTTTAGAGCTTCGATTACACCCACCTCGACGAACACCATAGGTAGGTCGTCGGGTAAGTCTTTGAAGATGTGTTTGGCCACACTGCGGCGCACATGGGCGATCTGGCCGGTGCGCTCAGAGTTCCCCAACGTGAGTGTCTTACCGACCTTGGCTGTGTTAGAGCACTCAACCAGGGCGATGTACTCCGCACGCAGAGCTTCATGTTCGGGGCAGAGCGACCAGCCCATGAAGTTGGTTCTTTCCAGGGACTCCATCAAGCGTTTGTCCAGGAGCACCACTTCGTCGTGCTTAATGCCGCAGACTGGGCACAGGCTGTGGCCCATGCCGACATAGGATTTTTCGGTCATGTGGGTGCTCCTTGTTTCTGGGTTGGCCACCCCGCCTTCACAAAGTCCGCCACGACGTTGGCGACGCAGGGCAAGCTACGGGACGCCTTTGCCTCGTCTTCAGGGATGTACTTAGAGAACTCAGGCAGAGCGTCGAGCAGTGCCTTGTTCGTTGAGACGCTATAAGCGACAGCATGCAGACGTGTCTTGAGGGATTCCAAGGCTTCGGTCTGAGCACTGTAGAGATCGCACAGCTCAGTTACTTGCTTCACCGTCGCGCTCGGTATCTCGACTGATGCGTACTGTGGCGCAGGCACTTGGTATGACTGTGATGGCCCGATGCGACGCCACTCTGTGTTGAAGTAGTCTGGGCGGGTTTTGTACAGTGCTTGCGCTTCAGGAGTCATCGCCTCGACGTATGCCTGCTTCACCGCTTTACGGATTTGGTCGTCGTAGTCGGTGGATGGCACGTCGGCCATAACAGCGCGAACAAAAGCGTCACGCATCGCGTTAGTGAGTCTCATACTTCAAATCTCCGTAAAGTGATCTTATGGGCGAACTCACGGCCCGCGTCATACGCGCGGGTGAGTTCGTAGGACGTGTAGTACATGGTGAAGGAGTCACGGAACTCCCACATACCGATGATGAACGCCTTAATCTTTTTCATAGGTTTGTCCTCTCAAGCGCATCAGCGCTGCTTTTTCTGGGGTGGTGTAAATCAGTTCGTACTTGTGGGCGTGCAGGACGCGGCTGCAATCCCGGATAGAGTCGATTAAAGAGCACTGGCTCTTCGGCAGTACATAAACGCAGCCATCACATCCATGACCAGCAGGCATCTTCACAGGGACGATCTCGGTCATACCAACTCTCCTCTCAGCCGCATGAGTGCTGCTTTCTCAGGAGAGACGTAGATGTACTCGTAGTTGTATGTGTACCCGGTACTGTCCGTACTTTCGCGTCTGTGGCAATCTGCATCGACCCGAGGGTGTGCGCAATTGCTTAACACTACTTCTTCGTCGAAATACATGCACTGTTTGCACCCGGTGCCTACAGGCACGGCGAGTTTGATGATCTCGGTCATGCCAACTTCCCCCTCATGCGAGTGAGTAAGTAACGTTCAGGTGTGAGAAAGACCAGCTCTTCGCGCGCTCCGTTTTTGTCATGCTGACAGAGCAAGTTATGGCAGCATCCTTGGCGAGCCGCCGACCCTTCACAGATACTGCAACCCTTCCTCATGGCATCGTTATCTATCTTCTTGATGTCGGATATGGGCACACCGTACAGTTCGTCTGAGCCGTGCTTGACAACCTTGATGATTCTCATGTGATGCTCCCACGCAGACGTGCCTTCAGGGCGTCGTCTACACGTAGCCAAATGATGTCTTCGAGGTCCTTGCGAACAATTGAGTCGCAGGGGTACAGGGTGCAGTCCACCAGTTTGACTAGCGCACAGCGCGCACATCCTTCCCCAGTACCTGCTACCGCTACGATCTCTTCATGGTTGTAAGCTCTGGTTTCATGCAGCGTGATAGTCATGTGATGCTCCCACGCAGACGTGCCTTCAAGGCGTCGTCTGTACGCAACCAGATGATGTCCTTGCCGTCTACCCTGCGGGCTCTAGAACATGGGCCGAGAAGAAGGTTGCACGCGGCGACAGTAAACAATACGCAGTTACCGCAGCTACCGCTATTTCCGCTCACGTTCACCGCCACCACTTCTTCGCCTTCGTAAACTTTCGTCTCCAGCAGTTCGATCATTTTGTTTTCGTCTTGGACCCTTTGGCTGCGAAGTGGTCGGCGATGTACTTGTTGAAGTGCATCGTGTCCTTCCACTGCACAGACAGGCCGTTGACGCTCTTGTTGTTCACCCACACGACCTTGGTGTGGATGCGGTGGTGTTTAAGCATGCTGGTGAACTTGTTGGGGGACACTGGGATGTTCCCCACTACGTACTCCAGCATGGCCCGCAGCTCGTCGCGTGCGATGTTGCAGTTACCGGCTGGGTTGGTACGACCGAGCAGCGCAGCAAGCACGTCACGGTAGTCCTCTACCTTGCCGCTCAGCAGCGCGTTGCGCTGGTATGAGTTGTCGGTAGGGAGCTGGTCGATGAAGAAGCCGAAGTTCCCTTCCAACAGCGCGCTAGCTACGGTGTCAATGGATGACTCGCTGATGCTGATCATCGTGTCGCGGTCTGTGGTGTGGATCACTTCGCCTGCTTTGGTTTCGTCCAGGGGGTAGGAGAGCAGGAAGTCGTGGAACGCTTGCAGCTCGCCTTCAATGGCGCCCAGCTCCTTGTCGGTGAGTACGAGCTTGTTAGGCTGGTACTTGCCGACATTGAAGCGGCGGTCATTCTTGTCGATCAGGATAGGGTCAGCCATGTTCGACATGAATATCCAGTTGGTGTAGTTACGTGCCTCGCTTGCGTTGCTGTACATCGCACGCATAGGCACGTTCTCTTCGGTGATGAAGTTCTTCAGCTTGGCCATGATGCCGCCTTCGTTCTGAAGTGCCTTGATCTGCACCTCGTCTACGAAGACCAACAAGCTGTTCTCCATGAACTGGTTGTACTTGTCGGCCAGCTCTTCCATACGGCGGCTAGCTACATGCGCTGCGCCGAAGATAGGGCGCAGGATGTTGTTGGTCAGGATGCCCTTGCCGGTGCCTTGCGTGCCGTGCATGACCCATGCGGTCTTGGTGCGGTCACGCTTTTGCAGCACGTACGCTGTCCAGTTCAGAAAGTGCTCGGTTACGTCAACGTCCAGGCCCAAGGCATGGTGCAGGACTTTGAAGATAGTGGGCGGGCACTTGGTGACCTTCTTGGCCGTGGCCTTCATGTAATGGCTAGGTACGAACTTGTTGATGGTCTTGTTGGCCACATCAACACGCACGTTGTCTAGCGGGTCGAAGGTGAGGTCCCATTCTGGGATGTAGTCGGCAAGGGGCACACCGTACTGAATAGCGAAGTGTCGCAACTGGGTTTCGTTTTTGGCTGCTGCGATGTCCAGGATGTCCGCTGTGTTGTCGTAAGTACCACGGTAATAGACACCAGACTTACGATCACAGAAAGCCAAGTAAGTAATCCCAGTGCTACTTGTGCGAAGGTTTCCAGACGACGTGATCTGTAACCAGTATTCAGGGAGGAGTTCTTTGGTGAGGTAGGACGGCTCACCTTTGAAGTTGTGGATGTAGTCTGGTTTGTCTTCGGCATGGAAATAGGCCCAGGAGTCGCCCCCGTTGAGGTTGAAATAGACGAAGCCGCGTTCAGTCTTCATCTCAGTGATGGTTGCTTCGTCTGGCTTGAGCATGACCTCAGCACCACCTACGACCTTGTAGGCGAACTTGCGCTTGGGCAAGAAGTTCGCTTCACGCAGCTCCGCGATACGGTCATGGGTGAGCTTCTTGTTCTTCTCGGTGGTGTTGATAGAGCTAGCTAACGCCAACACGTCGTACTTGCGCTTGACCAGTTCAATGCGGGGCGACTTGCCCATCGGGTCCTTGATGCCCTTGAGGATGGGAGGCGCGATGTAGATCAGCTTGTCGTTCTGGCATGCGCTCACGTCCAAGGGCCAAGAGATGGAGTTGCCAGTCTTGGTGAGAGTCATGGACTCACGCAGCATGGGCACTTCATGGTTTTTCTGGATCAGCCACTGCTTGAGCAGAGGTGCCGCATACGCACGGTCCAGCATCATGAAGATGTGGGCACGAATCTTTTTGTCAGACACACCGTACGAGGCAGACCACTGCACGATGTAGCTGATGTCGGCTAGACCCATCTCACCCAGGAACAGATCGATGGTGAGTGGTTGCGAGATGGACTGGCCACCAGGTGTTTGGATGGTGATGTGTTCTGGTAGGCCATCAAGGTCAAGGACTAGCCACTCAGACGAGTCGTTGGTAGATGTGCTGCCTGCACGCGACTCTTTCACGAGGTCACGAGCAATCGTGCCCTTGAGCACACAGTTACCGCGTGCTGCGTGCTTGTTCAACAGGGACTCGAACTGAGTCAGGTTGTTGACTGATTCTTGGTGGGATGTGAACTCCCAAACAAAGGGATAAGGGGTCTTTGTGATCTCGCCACTGACTTTTGAATATTGCTTGGTCAGAGGCTCACTTGCTTGCAAAAAGAAGACGTTCATATTTTTCCTTCAGAGGGTGTGAGTGTATGCGATCTAAATCAGAGCTGCGATCAAAAGACGTAAGACCTGTTCATAAGCACTGTTTCCCTCTATATATCTATATACCTTATACTCTTATAATTATAATCTTATCTTATCAATTAGAGATTATAAATATTAGATAAATAGTAAATAGAAATACCTATATAGAGATGGGGCGGCAAAAAGCCCAAGATCGTAGTTTCCCATCGTCCTCGAAAAAGAAGGAAGGGCTAGGAGCCGTAGCTCCTAACCCAACCAACTTAGCCGACGTTTGCTTCGGTAGATTCAACGACACGCTGAGCCGTTACAAACTTAGGTGATGCGAACACACGCTTGATGTCACGCTCGACGTTGAAACAACCGTCGTCGATATTGTCGAACTCACGATCGGACAACGAGCGATCATCTTCAGCCCACGACGCCACGTTGCCAGCAGCCTTCTGTGCGTTGTCCAGCAGCACACGTTGCAGTTCGATGGGCAACGCAGAGAACTCTTTGCTACGTTCAGCAGCAGACGAGTCGTCAGAGCGTAGGGCTAGATGCAGCATGAGTTGTGCTGCGCCAGTCATTGCATCGACGTTGGCTTTGACGTCCACCAACTTGTCGGTCTTGCGTTCGAGTTGACGCTCGAAACGTTGTGTCTGTGTTTCCACATCCCAGTCGTAGACCTTGGCACGACGCTGGATAGACATCTTCATGCGACGCTGTGTGTCTTGACCAACCTTGTAAGGACGGTCATTGATGAAGATGTCGTCCAATGCAGGGATGTCATATGAACGAGCATTGCCTTGCCAGTCCCAAGTCATGGGCACCAGTTCAGCGGCTAGATCATGCCACTGGTCACGGTGAGCGTTGAGCCAGCGGATGTTCTCGGTAACACCTTCGTTGGACGAGCCTTGCTCTTTGAAGGATTGCTCGGCGAACTCGGCTTCATGCAGAGCAGTAGTGAGTTCAGCCATGGATTCAACGCCACCTGCATTGAACAGTTCCTGACGGATGTTCTTGAGCAGTTGCCGAGCGTTGGATGCCAAGAGCTGGTCGATCTTCCAAGCAGTGCTGCCAGCCAAGTGCGCAGCAATGCGAGCTTCGCTGATTTTGGAGATGTAGTCGTGGAGGTCGAAGAAAGTGTGAACGCGTGACATAGTGATTTCCTTAAAGTTAAAAAGTTGATTGAGTGGGATGCAGTCACTCACTGCCTGGAGAACAGGGTTAGCGATGTGGTGTGGCGCAGATACGGCCAAGTACCACTTGCTGAGCTTCACGCTCTGTGATGTTGAGCACTTCAGCAACTTGCTGAATCTTTGCCCACATCACTGCATAGGGGTCAGATTCCTCGACAGCGCTGTCTTCGAGCATGTCGATGGAGATGAAGGTGATGGGTTGAGGTTTGAGTTTGAGAGTGGCCATGTGCTAGCTCCTTGGTTGGTTGATACACATGCCAAAAAGACCCGATGGCTTCAGCCATCGGAATGTTGGTTACGTTTCCAACGAGTCAGCGACAGACCCCGCGAGAGCACCCCTATGGTGATAACACCCCAGTGCCTAGCTGGTAGCGATTTCAGCTTCGTCTGAAATTACGGATGCGTTGAACGCAGCATCGTCACGCCCCTGGCGAAGGGATAGAACACGGAGTTTGTTGTCCGTGCTCGCCATCTCAAGTTAGCCCGTACTTGAACAACAGTTCTTCGTACTTGGCTTCAAGCACTGCGTCGTCGCCCTTAGCAAAAGCTGTTGCTTCTGCATAGAGCCGAGCACGCAGTGGTGGACGCGGTGGTGTGATCACAACGTGGCTTTTCAGCGGTGTTTTGACGTAACCGTTGAGTGGGTCGGTCAGCACTGGTTGCGACATACAGAGCGCAACGTACTTCGCTTCCTCTTCGCGTGTACGGATCATGGCAGCACCATCAGCAGTAGTGAGAGCAACACGGCTGCGACGATGCAGCCATTGACCACGATGCGGTCATGTGGGTGAAGAGATTTCATTTGAGTTCTCCAATCGAATACTTGATAAGACCAACGTGGTAGTGGCGGTCTTGTTCGATGTACCCATACAAAGTACGAGCCATCGAGACCGTGACCATTGAGCAAATGAACGACGCAATACCAGACATCGTTCCAATCAAAGTCCCCCAATGAATCAATAGGTTTAAACTAAGGACAAACACATGTAATAGGTTTCTCCTATCGCTGCCCAACACCCTGAGTCGAGTACGTGGACTCAACATGCTGAGCAGCACGAACTCAAACAAAACATTGAGTGCGCCGAACACGAAGACAGCTTCAATCATGCTGTTTGCTCCTGATTTGATAGCACCTTGGTGCGAGCGGTGTTGCCCACGCGCGTGGTCTCGCAGAGCTGACCAAAGCGGTTGGTCCACAACGTGACCTTGGGCTCGTTGGACTTGATGCGCAGTGGCTTGTCGCCAGCCCCCAGCCCCACGCCCGTGTTGGCGATGTGACCGCGCGTTGCGAGCTTGGCTTCCAGCCCCGCGATGGTGTTCTTCTGGTTGAGGTAAACAGTAGCTGCGATTTCGAGGCGAGCCTTGAGTGCAGCGACTTCAGCAATGAGTTCAGATTTGGTGGCCATGGTGATATTCCTTTAAGTTGAGTGGTTGATACACACGACGAAAAGGCCCAAGGGCTTCAGCCCTTGGTCTTCCCATACCCATTTGTTTCAGGATGAAGACAAGGCCCGAAGGCCTTGTGCTTACACCGTTGCTGCTTTGAGCTTGCGCTGCACAACAGGTGCGCCAGCGATAGCAGCGGTGCGCTTAGCAGCCAACTCCGAGGACTTGGCGGTGTACTGAGCACCTGTGGATGCAACAACCTCTGCGCCGAAGCGGCCAGTAGCGTTGACGGAGACAGCAACACCATGCACTGCGTACGCAGCGGTGTTACCAATGAACTTACCTACGGTGGAACCAGCGGACATAACGAACTCCTAAAAAGATTGATGAAGAGCGAACTGCTCACACAACCAACAAGACCCGAATGCTTCAGCATTCGGAAGACCGAGACCATGCGGCCCGGTGCGAAGAGACTCCTTTCCTCGCAATGCGAAAGCGAATCCGAAGTGGGGTAGTCTTTCGCGCGAGGGGGAGGAGAGACTCACGCGACCCTGAGTTCCTAATTTTTTATATAAAATTTTTTCTCCAGCAATCCTCTAACCTCTAAGTTAGAATCCGACTCATGCCTAAAGCCATGTCCCCCGGTGAAGCCAAAGCAAAAGCGCGGAATAAAGACGCCAACATCGCAAAACTGCGCGGCAAAGAGACCAACACCATGGCTGCAGCCGAAGCCGTGGACCCGAACAAGCCCCTGACCGAGCAGCAGCGGCTGTTCGTGCAGTTCTGGGCGGAGGGCGACACCGTGCCCAACGCCTACGCCAAGGCTGGCTACTCCATGAGCGACATCTCCTATGCGTTCCGTATGAAGCGGATGCCGAACATCCTCAAGCAGTACAAGTTGGTCAAGGCAGAGTTCATCAAAGCTGCGCAGGTGTCCCGTGAAGACGTGATGAACGGCCTGAAGGACGCTATCGACATGGCCAAGCTCATGTCGGAGCCCGCCACCATGATCGCTGGCTGGCGTGAGATTGGCCGTCTGTGCGGCTATTACGAGGCTAAGAAGATCGACATCAACGTGAACGTGAATGGCAGCGTCGCCATGGAGCGGATGAACAAGATGACGGACGCCGAGCTGCTGAAGATCATCGAAGAGGCGTCTGCCACCGGCATAGACCAGGCTCTGATCGGTGAGGGTCTCGATGGCGACCAAAGCTCCTAAGCCTGCGGCCTCCACCCCCAGCCCCGTGCTGCTGAAGGCCCAGGCCGAGATGGCCCAGCGGGTGCTCTCCAAGCGCCTCCTGATGCCCTTCGTGCAGCGTTTTAACCCGAAGTACAAGGACGGCTGGGTCCACAAGGACATCTGCCGCCGTCTGGAGCGCTTCTCCAGGGATGTGGCTGATGGCAAAAGCCCTCGCCTCATGCTGCTTATGCCGCCCCGGCACGGTAAGTCCGAGCTGGTCTCCCGTAACTTCCCCGCCTGGCACTTGGGCCAGTACCCAGATCATGAATTTATTGCGTGCTCTTACAACTTGTCTCTGGCTATGGATTTCTCCCGCAAGGTCAAGCAAATCATCGCCGACCCGCTATATGAGAACATTTTCCCGACCCGGCTAGACCCGAACAACCAGTCCACGGAGTCGTGGGGCGTGCAGGGCCAGCGCGGCGGCTACGTCGCGGCAGGTATCGGCGGACCTATCACGGGTAAGGGTGCCCACTGCCTCGTGATTGACGACCCAATCAAGAACGCGGAGGAGGCCGACAGTGCTGACACCCGCGAGAAAATCTGGGAGTGGTATCTGTCCACCGCCTACTCGCGCCTTGCCCCCGGTGGCGGTGTGCTGATCATCCAGACATGGTGGCATGACGACGACCTCGCAGGCCGTCTGCAGACCATGATGAAGGAGGGCAGTGACGACGAGTTCGTGGACCAGTACGAAGTGATCAAGTACCCGGCTATCGCCGAGGCCGACGAGTACCTGAACCACACCACGGACCTGATTGAGTACGACGCGCCGCCGTCTGCCCCTCACACGCTGCTGCGCAACAAGGGTGAGGCGCTGCACCCTGACCGCTACGACCTGGACAAGCTGAACCGCATCCGCGCCCAGAACAAGGGCGGGCGGTGGTGGTCGGCCCTGTACCAGCAGAACCCGGTCCCAGCCGACGGTGCGTACTTCATGAAGGACCAGTTCAGGCGCTCCCAGCCCCCGCACCTGCACAAGTCGTACGTGTACATGGCCTGGGACTTCGCCATCAGCGAGAAAAAGCAGAGCGACTACACCGTGGGCACCGTGGGCCTGCAGGACGACGACGACGTGCTGCACGTCGTGGACCAGGTGCGGTTTAAGAGCGGCAACGCGTTCTTCATCGTAGAGTCCATCCTGAATTTGGCGACGAAGTGGTATAGTCCCACCCTAATATTGGGCTTCGAGGACGGTCAGATTTGGCGGGCAATCGAAGCTCTACTTAAGAAACGCATGAGAGAGCGGAAGTTCTACCCCTCCATCGTGGTTCTGAAGCCCATCACCGATAAGATGGCCCGCGCAAGACCGCTGCAGGGCCGTATGCAGCAGGGGATGGTCAGCTTCAACACCTCGGGTGAGTGGTTTGAGCCACTTCGCGCTGAGATGCTGCGTTTTCCGGCTGGAGCACACGACGACCAAGTGGACTCGCTGGCTTGGATGGCGCAGATGGTGATCGGGCGCGAAGCCCCGCATAAAACAGAGGTGAAACCCATGAAGTCCTGGCGCGATAAGCTGAAAGTCTCCAACTCCACCGGCTCTTACATGGCCGCTTAACGCCATGGCCCAAGACTCCTGCCCCACATTCGTCGCCGAGTGCTTCGCACTGCGCACCGCAGTCCACTTCGCCCACCTTTCCTCCAAGTCCTACGCTGAACACGTCGCCCTCGGCGACTTCTACGACGGCCTGCTGACCCTTACCGACAAGTACGCCGAGGTGTTCATGGGTCTGGAGGGCCAGGTGCCCGTCAGCAAGTGGCCCGCCGTCGCGCTCCCTGCCGGTACACCTGTGCAGATGCTCGAAGAGTTCCTTGAAGACATCGCCGAAGAAGAGGACGAGGACAGTGACCGCCAGTCGCTGTTGAACATCCTGGCCGAGATGGAGGAGCTGACCGCTCAGACCCTCTACAAGCTGCGTAACCTGAAGTGACCTCACACCCCACCCCACACCCAAAGGATGAAGAGCATGTTGCTCGGACTTTGTACACACAAAGCCCGAGTACATCATGCCAATCAACACCGAACTAGCCAAGAAAATCTGGACCCGGTACGCGTGGGCTCGTGACAACGGGCACAGCAAGTATGTCGAGAAGGCCGAGAAGTGTGACCGCTTCTTCCTCGGGGACCAGTGGGACGCCACCGACAAGGCGCGGCTTGAGCTGAGCCGCCGTCCGGCGCTGACGATTAACAAGATTCTGCCCACGGTGTCCAACATCATGGGCGAGCAGATTCAGGCCCGTGCCGAGACCAGCTTCCGTCCGCGCGCCGGGGCACCTGCCGAGACCGCCGACGTGTTGAACAAGGTCTACAAGCAGATCATGGACAACAACCAGATGGCCTGGAAGCGCAGCGACATGTTCGCCGACGGGATCATCACCAGTCGCGGCTTCTTGGACGTGCGGATTGACTACACCGACTCCATGGAGGGCGAGGTCCGTATTGACCTGATGAACTCCAAGAACGTGATCATTGACCCGGATGGCGAGGAGTACGACCCCGACACCTGGAACGAGGTTCACACCACCAAGTGGGTCACCGCCGACGACATCGCTGTGTTGTACAGCAAGGAAGACGCCGAGCTGCTGCGCAACCGCGACCAGAGCTACTTCCCCTACGGCTACGACTCCATACAGGCCTACCGTGACCGCTTCGGTGACCGTTTTAACCCGATGTACACGGGCGACTACGACAACAGCAGTGTGATGCGCAACATCCGCATCATTGACCGTCAGTACCGCATGTTGGACCGCCAGAAGCACTTCGTGTCCAAGGACGGCGACACCCGCCCCATCCCTGAAGAGTTTGACCGCAACCGCATCGCCATGTTCGTGGACCGCTTCGGCTTCTCCGTGACAACCAAACTGGTGCGCCGCATCCGCTGGACGGTGATCGCTGACAACGTGGTGCTGCACGACGACTGGTCGCCGTACAAGCACTTCACCATCGTGCCTTTCTTCCCCCACTTCCGTCGCGGCACCACCATCGGCCTCGTGGAGAACCTTATCGGTTCGCAAGAGCTGCTGAACAAGGTCACCAGCCAGGAGCTGCACGTTGTGAACACCACTGCGAACAGCGGCTACAAGGTGAAGGCCGGTGCGCTGTCCAACATGACCGTGCAGGAGCTGGAGGAGAAGGGCGCTCAGACAGGCCTCGTGATCGAGGTGAACGGGGACCCAGACAAAGATGTCCAGAAGATTGCACCGAATCAAGTACCCCAAGGACTGGATCGCATCAGCTACAAAGCCGAAGAGCACGTCAAGACCATCAGCGGAGTCTCCGACTCCATGCAGGGCATGGACCGCGCCGACGTTGCCGCTAAAGCTATCCAGCAGAAGCGTCAGGCCGGTTCTACTAATCTGGTTAAGCCGCTGGACAACCTGACCCGTACCGACTACATCCTGGCCCGCAACGTGTTGGACCTCGTGCAAGAGTTCTACACCGAAGAGCGCTTGATGACCATCACCAACAACCAGACCACGGGTGAGTCGGAGACGTTCAGCATTAACCAGGTCACTCCCGAAGGCACCGTCGTGAACGACCTGACCCTTGGCGAGTACGACATCACCATCACATCCGTCCCAGCCCGCGAGAGCTTGGAGGACAGCCAGTTTGAGCAGGCCGTGGCCATGCGTGAGGCTGGCATCGCCCTCCCAGACAGCGTACTGATCGACGCCAGCCGCTTGATGAACAAGAAAGACATCATCAAGCAGATGCAGGGCGACCAGGAGAGCCCCGAAGCGCAGATGCAGCGTGAGTTGCAGCAGCGTGGTCAGGCGGCTGAGGTGGCCAAGGCAGAGGGCGAGGCTGCACAGAAGCACGCCGACGCCGGACTGAAGCAAGCAAAGACCCAAGAGACCGTCGTGAACACCCAGATCGCCGCTCAGGGCGAGCCGGACGACGGCACGGGTCAGGCAGAACTCCAACTGAAGGGCGCACAAGCCTCGCACGAAGCGGACCTGAAGGAACGCCAGTTCGAGCATGACCGTCAGATGGACTTCATGGACATAGGCCTGCGCCGCGAAGAGGCGGCTAACAACGCCCAGCTCAAGGCGCAGGATATGGCAGAGAAGCGCGATATGCAACGCGTGGAGCAAGCACGCATGGCTGCGGCAGCAGTCGAGCGCCCAACAGCGCAAAACGGAGCACCAAAATGAAATTGAAAAAGTTCTTCTCTCGCTACATGAAGCCCGCCGGTGAAGCCGACGGCGGCGGCGGCACCATTGACCGTGGTGACAGCTTCACCCCTACCGGCGAGGGCGCCGAGGGCGCGCAAGACGCGCTGTCCAAAGCTGAGCGCGAAGCCGAGGCCCGCGCTGATGCCGAGGCTGCGGCCAAGAAGAAGCCGGACGCCGCTGCGGACGACACCGACGTGGACCCTGAGAACCCCGACGCTGACGACGCGGACGCTGATGCCGATGCCGACGCGGACAAGGCCAAACGCAAGGACTCACGCATCCCGTTGAGCCGCCACAAGGACATCCTGGCTCGTGAGCGTGCTGCGCGCGAAGCCGCTGAAGAGCGCTTGGCCAATTACGAGAAGGGCAAGCAGGTTGCGGCCATCAACAGCGACATCTCCGAGCTGGAGAACACGGTGCTGGCCTTGGAGAAGGAATACACAAGTTGCTGGCTGAGGGCGAGATCGACAAGGCCACCGAGAAGATGCGCGATATTCGCGGTGCCGAGCGCCTTATCAACGACGCCAAGAACGAGTACCGCACCACCATCGCTATCGCCCAAGCCACTGAGCAGGCGCGCTACGACTCTGCTCTGGAGCGCATTGAAGCTGCGTACCCGAAGATCAACCAAGACCACGACGACTTCGACAAGGCCACCCTCGGCGAAGTGGTGGAGTGGAAAATTTTCTATGAGAAGCAGCGCAACATGACCCCGACCAAGGCTCTGCAGGCTGCAGTGACCAAGATCATGGGCGCTGGCACCAATGCCCAGGAACGCGCCACTACCGTGGCACCCAAGGTGGACGCAGAAGAGGTCGCCAAGGACGTAGCCAAGGAGCGCAAGGCCGCTGCAGTGAAGAAGAACGTGGACGCCGCGTCCAAGACGCCTGCCAGTACCGCCAAGGTCGGCATGGACAGTGACAAGGCCGGTGGCTCTCTCACCGCTAAAGACGTGATGAAGATGTCTCAGGACGACTTCAAGAAATTGCCCGACGACGTGCTCGCACGTATGCGCGGCGACACATTCGCTTAACCAAGGAGAATCAAAATGACAGTACGAGCTAAATTCAAGGTCGAGTCCGTTACTCAAGACACCAACGGACACAGCGTCCGCTTGATACCCGTAACCAGCGGCAGTGTGGAGAACGAAGCGTTCTTCAAGTGGACGCCAGGGGGTGAGATCAAGATCAGCACGATCAACGCAGAAGCAGCCAAAGAGTTCGTTCCTGGTAAGCAGTTCTACGTGGACTTCACGGAGGCCGCATGAACCACATCACATCACCCCGCACTGACGACGATGCCGTCGAGCAGATGATCAAGGCCAAGGGCTTGGTCGCGCCCCGCGTCACGCCACAGGACCTGAACGACAACATCACCGATGTCGAGATCGTGAAGCACGTCTCTCGCGGCGGGCAGGTCCTACGCTGGGCCGTACTGACCACCAAGAGCGGGTACGCCGTGGTGGGCAACCCCTCGGTGGCTGTGTCGCCAGAGAACGACGATGAAGAAGTCGGTAAAAAGGTGGCTTTCGAGAACTCGAAGAACGCCTTGTGGCCTCTCATGGGCTACGCACTGAAGGAGAAGCTGGCATGAAAAGCATGACCCACTCCATCGCCCGCGTCTGCCACGAGGTGAACGCGGCCTACTGCGCCGGTATCGGCGACAACACACAGCCTCTTTGGGAAGACGCGCCACAGTGGCAGAAGGACAGCGCCATTGCGGGCGTCGAGCTGCACTTGGCCAACCCTAACCTGGGCGTGGACGCCAGCCACCAAGCGTGGCTTGAGCACAAGCGCGCCGAGGGTTGGACCTACGGCCCTATTAAGGACCCTGAGAAGAAAGAGCACCCTTGCTTCGTACCCTACGCCGACCTGCCACAAGCACAGAAGGTGAAGGATTTCCTGTTTCGCGGTGTAGTACACGCCATCGCGCGCGAGATGGCACGCTGAGAGCCACGTAGTTTGTCTCCCTACGTGGTGTGCCATGTTTAAGCCCACGGACCCAAAAGGTCCGTGGGTCTTTTTCAAACTTTCAATCTTCGATCTAATTTAGAGTACACTCCGCATATTCGGTTTAGGTAAGGTCACGACAGCACCTACCACTCTCGCTTGTCGGGGCGATATTCGGCGTTGGGTTATCTATTCTCTAACTTCGATTAAAGGAGGTGGCAACGTGTCACTAACTAACTTCGGCTTGCTGACCAGCGAGCAAAAGACCGTTTGGTCTATGGACCTGTGGAAGCAGGCCCGCAACATGTCCTTCGTGAACAAATTCTTGGGCAAGGGTCCCAACAGCATGGTTCAGCACATCACTGAACTGAAGAAGACCGAGAAGGGCGCACGCGCCGTGATCACTTTGCTGGCTGACCTGACTGGCGACGGTGTTGCCGGTGACCGCACCTTGGAAGGTAACGAAGAAGGCATGCAAACCTTCGACCAGGTGATTCGCATCGACCAACTGCGTCATGCCAACCGCCACGAAGGCCGCATGGCCGACCAGAAGTCCGTCGTCGAGTTCCGTGGCAACAGCCGCGACGTCCTCGCCTACTGGCTGGCTGACCGTATCGACCAGATGGCGTTCCTGACGCTGGCTGGCCGCAGCTACGCTTTCAAGAACAACGGCGCTCCCCGTGTGGGCTCTGACCTCCAGTTCTTGGAGTTCGCTGCCGACGTGACAGCACCATCCAACGCACGCCGCTTGCGCTGGGACTCCGTGGGCAAGACCCTCGTGTCCAACGCCGCGTCGTCCGCTGTGATCGCCGCCGACACCCCCACCTGGAACTTGTTTGTCCAGCTCAAGGCCTATGCCAAAGACCGCTACATCCGTGGCGTGACCGGCGAGGGCGGCGAGGAGACTTACCACGCGTTCCTGACACCCCAGGCCATGGCTAAGCTGAAGATGGACCCTGACTACATGGCCAACTTGCGCTACAGCACGTCGTCCAACGTCAATGACAAGTTGTTCAGCGGTTCCACCGTGAAGATCGACGGCATCTACTTGCACGAGTTCCGTCACGTACCCAACACCACTGGCGCTGCCTCTGGTTCCAAGTACGGCGGCACTGGCACTGTGGACGGTTGCCAAATCCTGTTCTGTGGCGCTCAAGCCATGGGCATGGCCGACATCGGTGCTCCTGAGTGGAACGAAAAGGGCTTCGACTACGACAACCAACAGGGCATCTCTGTGGGCAAGATCGCCGGTTTCTTGAAACCCAAGTTCGGCAACATCTACGAGAACGGCGCTGTCGAAGACTTCGGCGTGCTGTCTTGCTACACCGCTCAATAAGGAGGTAACACACCATGAGCAAACTCCTAGCAACCCGTGGCGTCCAGCGCAATTTGGTCGCCGAGTTCGTCTTCAACTACAACGACTGGGCCACAGACTCTGTGTCCCAAGTGAAGACGACCTTCGGCTCCACCGCCGCTGTGGCAGACCCTTCGTCCGCTGTGTCCGGCCTGACAGCCGGTACAGGTATCGTCTTTGACTGCATCCCTATGCCCGTGGGTGCTGTGATTACTGGTGGTGCTGTGATCGTCGAGACCGCGTTCGTCGGTATCGGCGTAGCCGCTCTCCTGAACGTGGGTATCGCGGGCAACACCTCTGCCCTGATCTCCGCTCTGGACTTGGACGCAGCCGCAGCCGGATCGCGTACTCCGCTGATCCTGACTGCACCTCTGCTGTGCAACAACGGTCAGAACATCCGTCTGACCACTTCCGGCCTCACAGCCACTGCCACCGCAGGTAAGGTCCGCGTCCGCGTGGACTACACCATCGACGGCAAGCAAGACGAAGTTGTCACGACCTAAGTGACCTGAGTGAACGGGGCTTCGGCCCCGTTCTTCCATCCACCCCACGGAGAACCTAAAAATGAAATTTGTGATGCACCGCAATCGCACCATCGCGTCCACCAGTGGCCACACTGTTGAGTTCGTGAAGGGTGAACTTACCCACGTCCCTCCTTCGATGTACGAAGAAGTCATGTCGGCTGGCGCTGTGCCAGAGACCGAGCTGGACCTGGAACCCAAGACCGGCGACGAAGTGGTCGAGCCCACTGATCCGTCCGCCCGCCAACAAGCTATTTTTGAAGCCTTCGAGACGGTGACTCTGCGCGGCAAGCGCGAAGACTTCACCGCTGCAGGCTCGCCCCACGCCAAGGTGCTGTCCACGATCCTGGGCTGGACTGTGCAGAACAAGGAACGCGACGCCGCCTGGACCGCGTTCAAAACCAAATCTGGTGACGAGTAATCCATGAACACGACAGAACTGCTTGCGGACTTGCGCACGGAGTTGTTTGACTCCGTGGCCCCGTACTTCTGGTCGGACGGGACGCTGTACAAGTACATCGACGACGCCCAGAAGCAGTTCTGCCGCCTCACCTACGGCATCGAAGATGCCCGCAGCTTCAAGCTGAAGGTCGTACCTGACACCGAGTGGTACAAGTACGACCCCTCCATTCTGAAAGTGCGCAGCGTCGTGGACGCTGCCACTGGCCGCGACGTCCCTCTGGTCCCCGTCGAGAAGATGGCGTCCATGAACTTGCGCTTCGACGGGCTCAAGGCACCCATCCGCAATCTGATCACCGGCTTGGAGAAGGGCAGCTTCCGCGCCCACCCCATGCCCAGCGTCGCGGCGACCTTGGATATGCGCGTCTTCCGTCTGTCCAACACCGTGGGTGCTGGCGACGACTTCGAGATCGACGAGCAGCACCACATATTCCTCATGCTTTGGTGCAAGCACCGCGCCTACGGCGTGCAGGACGCCGACACATACGACGCGAAGAAGGCCGCTGAGTACCAAGAGAAATTCGAGCGCTACTGCGCTGCTGCCAAGGTCGAGCAGAGTCGCTTGATGCACTCTGCCGGTGCTGTGGTCTATGGAGGCATCTGATGGCGCTCAAGAAAGACCCTAACGCGGTCCTCGACTACACATTTGACTGGGGGCCATATCTGACCCCCCTCAACGACACCATCCAGACAGTGACGTGGATCACGTCTGCAGGGATCACGAAGGTGTCCCAGTCCAACACGGCTGTCACTGCCACTGCATTTGTCAGCGGCGGCGTGCTCGGCGAGAAAGAAACCCTGACCTGCCGCATCACGACCAGCGGCGGTCGTACAGATGACAGGTCGGTGACTTTGCAAATCGTTGAACGTTAAGGAGTTGAATCATGGCAGCTATGTCTGACTTTCTGGAAAACAAACTGCTGGACTTCTTGTTCCGTGGTCAAGCACTTGGTATCACCGGGGCGTCCGCAGCCGCTGGCTCTGGCCCGACCAGCCTGTACATCGGGCTCTACACGGCCAACCCGACGGACGTGGCGGGTGGCACTGAGGTGACCGGCAACGCGTATGCCCGCGTGGCGCTGACCAGCACCCTGGCTAACTGGGCCGGTACACAGGCTGCGGCCTCCACTACTGCGTCGTCTGGTACTGGCGGCACCACAAGCAACAACGCAGTTATCACGTTCCCGACGCCTACCCCGGCTGGCTGGGGCACTGTGACCGGCTTCGGCATCTTCGACGCAGCCTCGGGCGGTAACCTGTTGGTTTGGTCCGCACTGACTGCTTCCAAGGTCATCAACGCCTCGGACACTGTGAGCTTCCCGGCATCTACCCTGTCCTTCCAAATCGACAACTAAACCGTAGGAGCACCGCCATGGGCGTTAAGCACAAGTTCGTCAGTGCCCAAGCCGATGGCGGCGATGCCTCCCTCGTCCGCCCGAGCAACTGGAACGACGACCACATCATCGACAACGTGGTTCCGGCGATACCTGCCGCGAACACCGTTGCTCTGTTCGGCAAGGTGCTCGGGAACACCCGCGTCTTGCCAGCGGCCATCGGCCCCAGTGGCATGGACTACTCGCTGCAGCCTGCCATGTGGCGGCAGAAGATTGGCATGTTCTGCCCTTCTACCCAGGCCATTGCAGGTGTCCTGGGGGCGTCATTCACCATGGTCGGCACTGCCACAACCCGGACACTGGCCTCTACCTCACGCTTCACGCGCATGCGCCGGTACGCATATGTGTCCGCAGCGACGGCGGGGGCGTTAGCGTCATTCCGTAATGGGGCGGTGCAGTTCTCCACTGGCACCGGCGGCTCAGCTTCTGCAGCCGACGGCGGGTTCTTCCAGTCTATCCGCTTTGCGGTCACCGACGCAGCGGCGGTCACTGGCGCACGTATGTTCCTGGGTGTGTCCGCCACCATCACGGCCCCTACCAACGTAGAGCCATCCACCCTGCTTAACAGCTTCGGCATTGGCCAGCTCAGCACGGACGCCACGCAGCTCTACCTCTTCTACGGCGGTAGCGCTGCGCAGACCCCCATACCGCTCGGTACAGGGTTCCCATGTATCCAAGCCACTCCCGGCATCAACAACGGTATCCCCTACGACTTCATGATCTGGTGCCCACCCACCCAGAACGGAGTGGTGAACTGGGCGCTTGAGCGCATCGACACGGGGGCTGTGACGGGCGGGACGATCACTCCGGCCACCCCAGGTGTGCAGACCCCTTTGAGCACCACCATGCTCAACACGTTCGGCTACCGGACAAACAACGCAACCGCCCTGGCAGTCGCACTGGACCTAATCAACATCTACACCGAGACGGACTACTGAGATGTACACACTGATCCTTGACGAAGGCATAGTGCTGGACGCAGCCGGTATACAAGTCGCCCTCTGCCAGTCCGCCGACGACCCGGCGTTCGTGGCGTACATCGCTTGGGTACACGCCGGAAACGAGCCGACGGTCATAGAGACGCGGGGGTAATACTCCGTGGCAGCGTTTCAAAGTGATGCGTTTCAAAACAATGCGTTTGACGCATCGGCTGCTGCAGGTGTAACGACCCTCGCATCTACGTCAACCGCTACGTCAACTGCCACGGGTGCCCTGGAGGTAAGCCACTCCGTCGCTGCCGCAGCTTCTGCGGCAGCGACAGCTTCTGCGGCGCTCGCAGTCGGCAAGCCGCTGGCTGCGGCCCCAACTGCATCCTCCGCTGCGGCAGCGGACCTGAGCGTCACGGCGCCCTCCGGGGCCAGCGTCACCCTGGCCGCTACTGCGCAGACCGTTTCCACTGCTACCGCCGCCCTCAGCTTGTCCGTACCACTGTCCGCTGCTCCGGTAGGGCAGGCGACGGCAACGGGCGCAGTAGATGTAGTTGCCACGCTTGCTGGTGCAGCGGTTGCGTCATCAACTGCTGCCGCCACCCTGACGCACGGTGTGCCCCTCAACGGTGCGGCTGCAGCGCAATCTGCCGCCGCAGGCACCGCCGCGCTGAGCAACACATTGGCCTCAGCGGCTACGGCTACATCCACTGCTTCCGCTACCCTCAACACAGCGGCTGGCGGAACAAACGTACCGTTAGCCGCAGCCGCCGTCTCCAGCGCTACTGCATCAGCCACCTTGTCGCTGGGCGTCACGCTCGCAGCAGCATCCGCAGCAGCAGCGTCGGGCTCCGCTACCCTCGCGCTGTCGCACGCGCTTTCCAGCGCCGCTGCGGCTACCGGCACCGCCACGGGCACCCTTGCGCTGGCCACCCCACTGGCTGCGGCGTCAGCAGTGTCTGCTACAGTTTCAGGAGCACTGAGCCTAGTAAAGACGCTTGCCGGAGCGGCTTCTGCCTCAGCCACTGCGGCAGGCACTCTCAGCACTGCCTCTGTCAGCGCGTTGTCGGGAAACGCCGCTGCATCCGCTACCGCCTCAGCCACCCTCAGTGTGGCAAAGCCGCTGGCCGCTTCCGCTACTGCGTCTGCCACCGCCGCCGCCACTGTGCAGCTCAGCGTCGCTTTGGCAGGTGCTGCCTCGGGCACAGCCACGGCGTCCGGCTCAGCGCAGCGTGGGGTTCAGCTCAGCGCGTCGTCTGTCTCTACCGCGTCCGCGTCCGGCACGCTCACGACCGCTGCTACGAACACCATGTCGGCTGCGCCCGTGGCGACAAGCACGGCGACAGCTACGCTCTCGGTGGGCAAGCCCCTCGCAGGTGCTTCCGCCGCACAGGCCTCGGGCGCTGCCTCCTTGCGCCAGTCCATCACCCTGTCTGCCATTGCCGCCGCACAAGCGTCCTCTGCTGCGTCCCTCGCGTCAGGGTTTGCGTACCCAGACCCGCGCCGCACGGCCGTTGTGCCGAGTGAAGTGCGTAGCACAGGCGTCAGCGCCGACGTACGGACGACGACAGTGGCAGCAGAGTCCCGCACCCTTTCCGTTCCAGCGTCGGCAGGTACTTATGTTGGTGGGCAACTGCGCTCCGTCGTCGTCGGTCCTGATGACCGCTCTGTAGCTGTACAAGCCCGTGCCGAGGGCGTGACGCTCTCGGCGTAATCTATTATCTAAGTTAGAATCGCACCCCATGGACATCCGCGCTTTCAAAGGTTTGAACAACGCGACGGACCCCCTACGGGTAGGTCTGGGTTGGCTCACGAGTGCGAACAACATCAACGTTACCGACACTGGTGGGATCGCTGTGCGTGACGGCTACTCCCGCGTGTCCTCAGCCCCAGTCTCTGCCGCGTACTCTACGTTAGATTTCCAGCGCATGTACCTCGTGAGCAGCGGGGCGCTCAAGACTTTCGATGGTGCGACCCTGCGCTCCGGCCTCTCTGTTGGGGAGATGTACTGGGCCGAGGTGAACGGTCAGGTCTACTTCAACAACGGCACCGACGCGGGCGTGATTGAGCCCGACAACCGCCTGATGGACTTGCGCTGGCCAGTGCCCGCCGAACCCACAGTCACCGCCATTACTGGCAACAGTGCCCCAGGCACGTACACCGTGTGCCTGACCACGATGCTGCCTGACGGACGCGAGACTGGTACGGGTGAGCATGTCACCTTCAGCTTGGTTGAAGGGCAGGGCGTCCAGCTCTCTGGCATCCAGCCGCCAGCCGGTTGCGTGACCAACGTGTACCTCGCTCCGGCCAACAGCGGCGTATTCCAGCTCGCCGTCAGCACCGCTGCCAACGCGTTCACCCTCGCCACGACCAACCCTGACTTCCTCGGACGTGAGCTGCAGACCGCGTTCATGGACCCGCTGCCCACGGACACCAGCGTCATCCAGTTCTGGAAGGCGAGGCTCTATGCGGCCCAGCACATGCCTGCGCAAGACCAGACTGTGATCTGGTTCTCTGAGGCGCTGGGCTACCACCTGTTCAACCTGAACAGCAACTACTTCATTGTTCCAGGCAAGGTGCTGATGCTGGCACCGCATGACGACGGCCTGATTATCGGTACAGACCGACGCATATACCTGTACTCAGGTGACAAGCTCGTCGAGCTTGCCGACTACGGCGTGGTTCCAGGCCAGCACTGGGCCAACGACGACAAGCGGATCATTTTCTGGTCATTGCGCGGAGTGTGTGCAGCACTCCCGTTCACGAATCTCACTGAGCGCCAAGTGAGTGTCGCCCCCGGAGTGCAAGCGGGTGGAACCATCGTACGCACCGACGGGCAGAAACGCTACGTCGTTGCACTCCATCAAGGCGGCGCTGCCTTCAACAAGTTCAACTAAGGAACTACCATGACTATTCGTTTCTCAACACAACTGCGTAATAACCTCGCTGGCTCAATTGGTTTCGGGGCGACCTTCGCCAACGGATACATCGAGATTTACAGCGGCTCTCAGCCAGCCACTGCAGATGCTGCAGTTACCGGGACGCTACTCGGCACGGTGACGCTCTCATCCGGGGCCTTTACTCCGGGGGTGGCGACCAACGGTCTGACGTTTGCTGCTGCGGCAAACGGCTCTGTGTCGAAGTCAGGCGTGTGGAGTTTCAACGGTGTAGCCGCAGGCACTGCCGGATGGTTCCGCCTAAAGACGAACGCAGAGGCCGTTGGTGGTGGTATCTCGACCACGCTGGCACGCATGGACGGCTCCATTGCTACATCCGGCGCCGACCTGAATCTGTCCAACATCGCAGTGACAGTCGGTGCACCGAACACCATCGACGCTTTCACAATGACCATGCCCGCAGCCTAATGCTGTATGGAGCACAAGCTGATTCTGGGCGGCGAGCAGTACCTCCCATTTGCCCGTAGCCGCATAAAAGCGCTACGGGCGATGGGGCTCACCCACGCGAGTCAGCAGTTTGAGGTTGACGGGGTAAGCATCAAGGTCCGCACCGACGGCGAGCATAACTTTATCCGCATCGGGGGCGGCTCATGTGTGTTTGGGCTGGATAACGGGGTGGTCCCTCTCGACGGGGTGAACAAAGCCTACGAGACAGCGTACGCGGCCAGCTACAACAAGCCGTTTGTGCTTGCGTCCGGCGAAAGCAAGAGCAGAACTTTCGACGGGCCAAGTGCCGGACAAATTTCAGGCTCTATAACTATGGCAGGCGGCATCAAGGGCAGAGTACCCGTTGACGCAGAGCCGAGTAAGGCCTTTTTAGATACGACCGAAGATCAGGCACAGAAGGCGCTGAAGCAGGCGACCATCGCGTCATGCCCAGCCTCTATCTTTACAGGGAAGTGCCGCCAGTACGTGCAGGCGATGTATGGCCTTCCACTGTACATCAACAGCAAAGCTGTAAAGCTCCCGCAGGTCGTGGCGGTGACTACCGCCGCTCCCGCATTACTGGTGGCCGCATATAAAAAACCCTCGGACAAAACCGAGTATCAAGATGTGATGGTCGGTACAAGCTCCGGGGTAGTGCTGAACAGCGACGGTACTCACTGGTTGATGAATTTTGTCAACTCGGACTCCATTCACATCTTCCCCTTAGTAGGGAACGAGTGTGCAGAAAAGCTGAGGAGCTACCTTGTTATAGGTAGCGACGGAAAATACCCAGAGGACTTGTCCCAGGAGGACAGGGATCACATAGAGGCGTATATCTTATCGACCTGCTTGCCCGACAGAACCCGCATGCAGACACTGAGTCTCGGTATGTCGATAGGGCAATACTCTATGGGTTACGGGTGGCACTGGAAGTTTTCATCCCCTACAGCAGACATCGTTGTATCTGACACGTTCCTCTATGACGGATTTAACTCGGCGATGCGTTCTACCCACTACAGAGTCGATATGCGGATAGTGGACGGCGTGTGGGCTGTATCCCCCTCCATCGTAGAAGGACCTAAAGAATGGTCCGTGCTGCGGTCTGCCTGGTGCATTACAGAGCCCAACTTCGCAAAGCGGGTACTAACGAAGTCAACCCCAAAGCTCGCGGTGTCCATAGAGTGTGACGCTCCGTTTTATGCCTTCTACAAGAAAGACACTTTGACGGTGGCTCGTATCAAGGTCGTAAAAAAGAACGAGTCCGCCTACCGTACCATGACCCCAAACTTCGCCACGAGCACAGCCTTCGGTGGGGCGAACAACACGTACAGCTCGCTTGGTTTACTCGACGGGTGGCTGGAAGATCACAGCGCTGTGAACAACAGTTATGAGGCGACGATTACCATCGGAGGGTTCTCGTCTGATCTGCTCCCATACGCACGTACCGACGTTGTTGCGCGTTCAGAAGTCGTCAATAAGCAGTGGCCTAAGCGCGAGTTTGGAAACGGATTTTATTCGGACTATGGGCAATGGCCCAACCAAAGCTACCCTGTAGGGTACCCGCTTCCCGGCGGCTCATACACCATGTCCGGTGCGGTCAACTGCAACCAAGTAAAGACTGATTGGAAGGGACTTCTCACCTACGAGCTTAACAAGTCCACGACCACGACCGCAACTAACGGATCGGCTGCAGTGGTGATCCCGTTGTTCGACTCGGAGGCCGCTTTCTGCTGGAGCAATAAAAGCGAGAGGGACACGGGCTCAATCACTAGGGGTACGTGGGGCGCAGGATACATAGGTGACTCACCTGTGAAGATGAATGGGGTTATCACGTATGGCGACCTCGCGTGGACTGAGTACGTTTACTACCAATACGCTAATGCGGGCGGCGGGTACTCGCAGTCCGTAGTTGTCCCAGAGTACACGACCCCCATTGATGTCACACGCAACAACGTGAAGTCAAAGCTGGTGTGTCAAGCTGGTGTCGTAGAAGCCAAATTCACTTCGATGCAGCAGTTCTTCAATAATGACAGCGAAGAAGTCGAGCAAACTTTCCCAACATGGTCCGGCGTGAGGGTGGACGAGGAGGCAGTGGTGCTCTCCGCAAACGCTAGCGCCGCTGGCTTCCGGGCCGATGTACCTATTGACATACCCGCCGTCCTCGGCTGGGTGTAGGAGTAACTATGGCTGTACACAGATATTGGGGCATACGAGGTAACACCTTCTGGGGCGGAAGCAATGACTCCCAAATCCAAGAGATTGAGTTTAGGGAGACCTTCAGTGGACCAAACCTCGCTACGGTCGGCAACGGAACCGCAAGCGCGTCGCAGACCCAAGGAGGTACACCAGCAAATGCGTTTGACGGGAACACCGGGACATTCTGGTACGGAAAAGCGACACCCGTAATCATCTCGTGGGACTTCGGGGCCGGTAACGAGAAGGACATCACTTGGGTGTCCATTCGCACCCAGCCCGGAATTGGATACCCAAATAACTTCGACCTGATCTACTCAGACAACGGGTCTACATGGACCACGTTATACAACTTTAACTACCCGAACGTGAGTGCGACAATGCTCGCGTTCGGTATGGGCTCTGGCGTCGCAAACCTCACCGCACCGATGGCCTTGGTGAAAGGTTCTTCTGGAAGTTCAGCGTATCTGCAGATAGCTACTCCAGGGTTGAGCTTCTTTGGCGGCGCGAACGCGAGCCTTATCATGCCGACGCCATCGATAGCCACGCTAACCGGCGGCAGTCTTTCTGGGTACCTGCCATTGCCTTACGTGGCTGCGTATGCTGGCGGGTTCTCTGATCTAAGTGCTACCTATCCAACTCTGGTTTCCTCCGGTGGCCCCGGTGCAAACATCGCAAATATGTCAGCCCCGTACCCAGTCCTTGACGGATACGGAGGGGCACGAGCCATACTGCTATCACCGATGATGTCGGCGTCCGTGTCCGGGACGTTCACATCCACCGGCAATTTGGCCTCGTCGTTCCCCACCCCTACAGCCCAAGCGTCTGGGACGGTATCTGCTGTCGCAAACGCTGTGCTTTCTGCACCCGTTATGCGGGCACTCGGCTACTTTGGCGCAGTGGCTTCGGTGACGCTCTCGGGCAAGCCTACCGTCTTCGCGTCCGGCACCTCTGGCTCTGTCGGCTACGCGACGATCACAGCCCCGTTGTTCGACCTGACTGCCAGCGCCACAGCCCGGAGCCACGGCTCTGCTATCCTCGCTGCGCCCATGCCCCGCATGGCCACGTCCGGCGCTGCATGGCTTGTCGCCCCCGGTGCTCAGCTCACAGCCATCGGCACTGCAGTCGTCGCGGTCACGTATGAGGCATATGCGCTGAACCTGAAGCACAACCCTGCTCCCGGCCAAGAGCCGGTGGACGAGATGACGCGGTACACGAACTATCCGTTTGACCGCATCGTGCGCTACAAGAACAGCTACTTCGGCATGAACAGCACAGGCCTGTACCTGCTCGAAGGCACCACGGACTTCGCCGAGCCGACCCCAGCGCTCGTGCAGTGGGGCTGGCGCACTGCGCTCACAGACTTCAAGTCGCCCCAGCTCAAGAAGTTGGAGGTGGTGTACTTCGGCGGGCGTATGCCTGCTGCGGCCACTGTCACCGTGGCTGTGGGTGAGTCAGGCACAGAGAGCTACAACTACACCACGCCACGCGGGCCTACTGCACAGAACTACCGTCAGCCCTTGGGCAAAGGCATGAAGGCGCGGTACTACGCAGTCGGCGCATCAGGGGCAGGCGACCTGGCCCTGGACACGCTCACATTCAACGTCACACCACTTGCCCGGAAGGTATAAGCCATGGCTACCACCAACGTCCCCAACCTGATCGCCGACGCGCGCAGCTACACCAACGGCCTTGTCGCGTCTGCGCAAGGAGCTATGACCGCTGCCAACAACAGCGTGTCTGCCATCGGGTACACCGTGCCGAACTTCCAAGCGGCCACTCTGCCCACGCCACCCACAGCCGGGATCGACGTCACGCCACCTACGCTGGCCGACATCGAGCTGGTGCTGCCTGCCGAACCAACAGGCGCGCTCGTGTTCCAGGACATCAGCCCGATTGAGGCGGGCCTTGCGCCGACCCTCACAGCGGTGCAGCCTGAACTCGTGATGCCAACTACCCCCGCGCAGGTGGCTGAGTTCCTGCAGACTGCGCCTGCCATCAACACGAACGTCGTGTTCCCCGAGCCGCCCAGCGCTCTACTGAACCCGCTGATCGACGCGCCTGTGCTGATTGCCCACGCAGAGCCTGACAAGCCCCAGACCGTGGTGCCCGTATTTACGGCCGTAGCGCCCATCGACAACACCGTCGCGCCGACGAACATCCAGCAGAGCTTCGAGAACGCCTACGCAGGTGTGGCCCCGAGCACCATCGCCATGATGGATGGCTATGTAGACGCGATGCTGCAAAAGTACAACCCACGCTTCGCCGAGCAGATGGGCAGGCTCGAAGACCAACTGGCCAAATACCTCGACGGCGGCACCGGTCTGAACCCCGCTGTGGAGAACGCCATCTATGAGCGTGCCCGCAGCAAGAACGACGCAGAAGCCCGCCGCGTGCGCGACAGCACCATCGCCGACGCAGCCGCGCGTGGCTTCACCATCCCTACCGGCGCGATGGCCTCTGCCATCCAGCAGGCACGTCAGGCCGGTGCGGACAACAACGCCGCATCCGCCCGCGAGATCGTGGTCATGCAAGCTGAGATGGAGCAGAAGAACCTCCAGTTCGCAGTGACCACCTCCACCGGCCTGCGCACTGCACTGCTGAACGCCACCATCAGCTACCACCAGAACCTGGTCAGCATCAACGGGCAGGCACTGGACTACGCCAAGACAGTGATGTCCGCGATCATTGAGGTGTACAACACCGCAGTCAAGGCATTCACCGTGAAGCTGGAAGCCTACAAGGCCGAGGCCGTGGTGTATGAGACCAAGCTCAAGAGCGCCATGGCTGGCATTGAGCTGTACCGTGTCGAGATCGCAGCGCTGGAAGCCCTGACCAACGTGGACCGCGCCAAGGTGGACGTGTACCGCGCCCGCATTGAATCGCTGACCAGCTTGTCCAACGTGTACCGCGCACAGATCGAAGCAGTGCAGGGCCGTGTGGGTCTGGAGAAGTTGCGTCTCGACGTGTTCCAGAGCCAGGTACAGGCCTACGCCACCCAGGTGCAGGCCAAGAACGCCGAGTGGCAGGGGTACACCGCTGCCATCAACGGGCAGACTGCCAAGGCCCAAATCTTCGCCACGCAGGTGCAAGCCTTCACGGCGCAGGTGGGCGGGTACAAGGCGACGATTGAAGCCAAGAGCGAGGTGGTACGCGCGGCTGCGCTGACCAACCAAGCGCGTGCGTCCCAGTTCCAAGCCACACTGCAGGGCTACCAGACTGTGGTGCAGGCACGCGGCGAGAAAGCACGCACCCAGATTCAGGTGCAGGGCCAAGCGCTGGTCGCCTACCAAGCCAAGGTGCAGGCGTCCATCGGTAACGCCCAGGTCCAACAGACCTACTACAAGGCTATCGCTGACGTGGCCATCAGCAACGCCGGTAACAACCTGCGCGCCCAGCTCGGAGAGGTTGAGAGCAAGCGCGCGTTCGGTCAGACCGTGGCCCAGCTCGGCACAGCCAACGCACAGATTTACGGCAGCTTGGCCGGGTCCGCGATGGCAGGCATGAACACCCTCGCGGCTGAAACCGCTGCCGCTTAATCGCCAGTCTAAGTTAGAATCCACCACATCCCACCGGAGCTACGGCTAAGAAGGTGCTTCCCACTTACGGAGCACCTATGTCTACTTCCCGCACCCCTAGCAAAAACTTCCCTCGCGCTACGGGGGCCGGGATTGTGAACCTGAAGCCCTCCACGCCATCACTACGCATGGCTAACGGCGGACAGATGGACATGTATGCGCGTGCGTCCCAGACCACCAACGACACCATTGCCCTCCAGAACCAGATGGCCGGTACAAGCCCGTCCGCTGCTCCTGCTGACACGCGGCTGACAAACGAGAGCCAGCGTATGGGTATGGCGGCGGGCCTGCTGCACTCCAACCAGACCCCCATGGCCGCGCCTCAGATCACCAACACTCCTGTCTCCTTGCAGATGGCCGACGGCGGCGTCTTCGACAGCCTGCGTCGTGCCGTAGGCATGGGCGCACCAGAGACCATGCGTGAAAAGTTCGCCCGTCAGGATGCCGAGCGTGCAGCCAGCCGCCCACAGCCAGCCGCGCCAGCCCCTGCGGCCCCGCCCATGATGACGCCTGCACCCATGGGTAGCCAGAGCGTGATTGACGGGCGCATGAAGGCCGCTGGCCTACAGAACGGCGGTCAGGTCCCCGGCACCGGCAAAGGCGACAAGATTCCTGCCAAGTACGAGCCCGGAGAGTTCGTCGTGTCCAACGACATGCTGGACGCAGCACCGTCGCTGCGTGGCGAGCTGCACAGTCTGCGCAACGCAGTGCTGGCCAAGAAGGGCATGACCCCCGAGCAGGCCGATGCGAAGGCCGTAGTCGGCGGTGGCCTGCGTGCTGTGAACGCCTTCGACCCAGCCAGCTACCTGAAGACCACGTTCCCTGGCGGCGGTGCGGACCTTGAGCTGCCTACCCGCGCACCTGCTACGGCTGCACCAGCCGGGAACGCCCACCCGTTCAACGCGGCGGGTTACACTCCGCCTACTGTCAACTCAGAAGGTGTACGCACTGGAGGCCCGAATGGACAAACAAAAACCAACTTTTCAGTGGAAAGGCCCGTTAGTGCTGGCAGTCCTGCTGGTGTTCCTGGGGGTGCCGCAGCTCCTGACATTGCTGCTGGAGCTGCTGAAAAAACTGGGCTGAGGGGCTCGTTGTGGAGTCGCGCCAAGTCCGGCGTAGGCTCCGCAGCTTCTGGGGTCAAGAACGCAGGCCGTACGGCGCTAGAGTTCGCCGGTCCTGCCTCGGCTGTCTACGCTGGTGGAGATGCGCTCACCTCGGCAGCAACTAACCAACTCAACTCCCTCAACGACCATAACCTCGGCATGATGACCAATGCCGGGGGCGGGGACGATACCGCCTTCGCTGCAGCCATTCTTCAACAGGGTCGCGCTAATACCGCCGCTTCTGCACCCGCTGTACCACCCAAGCCACCACAAGGCACCACCTTGCCCGACACAGGTATGGGCAGTGGTCGCGGACGCATGCAGCCGTTCGGGACACCCGGAGCTGCCCCCAGTAACCAAGACCTCCGCAGCCGCGACTTCAGCGCAGAGCTGAACGCGCTTCCATCCAACCTACCCAAAGACCTACGCAGCGGCGTTGTCCACAAGACCGTAAACGCTAACGGACGTGTGACTTACAGCGGGCGCGACGTGGGCGTGGGCTCTGACGGCAACACCCAGTTTGTGGACGGTACAGGCCGTAGCATCACACCACGCGGCTCCGTGCAGGTGGCTGCGGGCGCTCCGACCTTCGGCCCGAACGGCAGCTACGTGACTGACAACCAAGCCCCCACGGGCGAGGCCAAGCAGCGCGCCATCAACCAGAGCCTGATGGGTCCTGGTGGCACGAAGATGTCTCCCAACGACGTGGCCACCATGGCTGCGAACCAGCGCGACGGCGTTGACCTGTACCGTGGCACCTCGCAGGACATGTCTCTCCGTGGCGGGGCTGGCGGTGGCCGCGACTCTGCCGAGATCGCACGCCTGAAAGAACTGATCGCTTCACCCATTGGCACGCCGGGGCGCAAGTCCGCCGCTGCGCTGTTGCAGCAACACATGCAGAACCAAGGCTCCATGGACGTGGCCCGTTTGCAGCAAGAGACTACCCTGCGCGGCAAGCAGATGGAGATCGACATCGCCCAAGCCCGCCGCAACGCCATCGGTCAAGCTGCGCAAGCTGCCGGTGGAGACCCAGTGAAGACAGCCCAGATTCTGTCCAACCTTGGGCTGACCGACGACGCTGCCCACTTCACCACCATGGCCGGTCAGGCGCAGACCCGTGAGAAGGGTGCGCAAGACATTGCACGTACCAACGACGACAGCGCCACCAAAGACTTGGAGAGCATGGCCGTAGACGTGAACAAAAACGGTGAGTCTGTGATCAGTCAAGGTAAGCTGAGTACCGCCCGTGGCGTCGCCAAGCAGGTGACACCAGGGTACTTCAACATGGACGCCAACCAACGCGCCGCCGTGCTGCCACAAGTGCAGTCCGGTGTAAACATCGTGGACGGCATGAACGCCGCCCGCAACACTGGTTGGCTGCAGAAGGTTG